CCAGTCGACGCCCGACATGTCGGCGAGCTACCAGACGCTCGCCAACCCGCCGAACATCATGTCGCTGTACATGCAGATGCAGCAGCGCGACCGGGCGATGCAGGGGATCAATAGCGGCCTCGCGCTAATCGCCGCCAACCACAGCCCGCCTTCGATGCGCCAATCCATCATGCAGAGCCTGACCGGCGGCGGCGAAGATGCGGGCCAGACGGTCGGCAACCTGATGAGCCTGCACACCGCGATGCAGCAGCAAACGGCGAACCAGCAGCTCCTGGCGCAGGCTCCCGACATCGCCGCAAAGCTCAACCTGCCGCTGGCCGTCGTGCAGTCGCAAATTCTCGCCGGGAACGGCAAGGACCTCATCACCAAGATGGAGCCGACCGACACGCAGCGAAACATCCAGTTCGAGCATGATCAGTTCATCAAGGGCGCAACTGCCAAAGGGCAGGACGCCGCCGCAGCGGAGGAGGATTGGCAGAAGAACTACCTGCCGATGATCATCACCGGAGGCCTGCCGGGGATGACCGGCGACATGAAGTCGATGGCCTTCGCCCGCACGCAATGGAGCAACGACCCGGCCAACCAGGGCAGGCCGATGCCCAGCTACCTGACCGACCCCACGAAGTGGTCGCTCTACACAAAGGACCTGACCGACGCGAAAGGTCAGTTCAACGGCATGAACCAAGGCCTGAGCAAGTTCGTCGACGATCTTGCCGATGTCTCGAACTCGCCCAAACTCGACGAGATCACCGGGTCAGCGAAGGCCGTCGGCAAAGGTTGGTTTGAGGGCTTGGCGCCAGGATCGGAGGCCTACAATCTGCACAGCAAGATGGAGGGGCTGGCTGGCACGGCGAAGGTCTTGTCGGCGCGCGGCGGTCCCAAGGGCGTTGGCCAGAACCTCGCAACTTTGGGCGCGAACCCTGACGACTATACCAATTTTGGCATCGGCAATTATCGCGACGAGGTCATCGCGCCGAAAATCAAGCTCGCGCTCACCGCGCAAGCTAACGCCTACGGCGCGGCGGGCAGGCTCTCCGACATACCCGGCTATCTCAAGCCCTACCTTGATCCGATGTATCAGTCGGGCGGCGACCTTGATCCTGGCGGCCCCATTGGGAAGTCGGTCCAGCCGAACAAGAACCTCAAGCAACTGACGGAGCAAGACAAGCTCGATTTCCAGAACGCCGTGGAACATTACGGGCCGCGCTCCGCGCTCAAGCACCTTAAAGACAACGGCTACGATACCTCTGGGCTGGAGTGATCGATGGCGGGCGCATTCGACAACTTCGACCCCACGGGCGCGAAGCAGAAAGGCCAAGCCGTTGCAGCGCCGCAGGCTGAGGCTCCCGCAGCCAGCTCCAGCGGCGGCGCATTCAGCAACTTCAATCCCACGGGCGCGAAGCCCGTTGCAGCAGCACCCACACCCGCACCCGCCACTCCCAACGCCGCTGCCGCCTCGCCCAGCGGCTGGGGCGTCAAGGGGTGGGGACCGGGCCTGCTCCCGCAGCCTGGGTTCGGCGACGTGATCATGCCGCAGTCGGTGCAGGACTTTGGGAATGTTGCTGGAAATGAGGCCTCGATGTACCTGCTGCCGGGCCTCAGGACCGAGGCCCAGAAGGCGAGGGAGAGGCTCGGCCCGGTGGCGGCGGCGGGCGCGGATATGGCGGGCAACGTCCTGAGCCCGACGACGCTGCTCAACGCGCTCCCCGGCGGGTCCATTCTCGCCGGGTCGGCGCATGAGGGGATCAAGAGCAAAGCCCAGGGCAACGACTGGACGACGGCGGCCGACGACGCGGCGATGGGCAGCATTGCGGGCGGCGTCGGTGGGGTGGCCGCGAAGGCCGCCCCCGCTGTCCTGCCGCAGCTCACCAGGGGGGTGATGGACCTGGGCCCGGCCGCCGCCGTGACGATGGCCGCTCGCAAGGCGTTCGGCGAGGGCTACCATGAAATCCTGACCGCGCTTGGCGGCTACACGCTCATGCACAACCTGACCGAGGGGAGTGGCGAGGTCGTGAAAAAACTCGCGGAGAACCCCGCGACGCAGCAGGCGATCAAGAGCGGTATTTTGGGCGGCTCGTCGGCGTTCCGGCAGGGGGCCGGGCCCTGGGACCAGTGGATACCTGGGCAGTAGTTCAGCCCAGGTTGAAATGACCGGCCACGGCCATAAGGGCGATCAGGAAAACGACGGCGCCCACCAGCGTGAGGCCCTCCCGCAGAGACAAGCCCGCCTGCGGCTTCGGGGGCGCGGGCGCGGCGGCCGGGCGCATGCGCTTGGCGATCCGCCCGTCGACCAGCCTGTCGAAAGCCCATCCCGCAACAACAACGGCGAGGGCAATTCCAAGAACGCTGTGCATTCACTTAACCTTTCGTTGGAGCTTGATCAGGAGATCGCGCTCGCGTCTGTTGAGGGCGTGGGGGCGGCTCTGGAGCTGGGCCAGCAGGGCCGCCTCGGCTTTCGGTCAGAGCCCGGCTCGCGCCGGGGACTTTATCGGTGGGCCAGTGCGCGTTCATCAGCCCTTCCCCCCGCTGTCGAGCATGCGCACAGCCTCGCCGACCTTGGGCGCGTCGGGCTCGTCGCACTCCTCGATGATGCCGTCGTCGAAGTCGTAGACGTAGCTCGCGCGGTCGAGTTCGCCCTCGGAGCCGTCGGACCCGAATTGCTCGGCCTGCTCCAGCTCGTAGGCCTGGGCCGTCTGCTGTGCGGGCGCGGCGAGGTAGGCGCGGAACGCCTCGGCTGCGGCCTCGGCGCTCGTCGCCTGAACGCCGAGGGTTTGCCAAAAGTAGCGGTTGCTCGCCGCCACGTAGTACGCGGTCATCCGAGCGCCCCCACCTTCGCCGCGACGCGCAGCAAGAGCCACAGCGCCGGGGCTCCCAGGATGACCAGGACGGCGTAGACGCCGCCGACCATCCACTTCAGGAGCTTGAGGTCGCTGTCGTAGCCCGCGACCTCCTCGGAGGCCTTACCGGCCTTGTCAGGGCTCGCGCCCGCCTCGATCAGCGCCTCGCGCAGCGCGCCTAATTGCAGTGCCATTACGACACGTAAACCCAGATGTGGCGACCATCGCAGCCGTTGCCCACGGTGTGACCGACGAACGCCTCGTAATGCTCAGTCTTGCGGTCCATGGTGCGGCAGTCGTAGCGCACATGATGGCAGTAGCCTGCGCGCCCGTACCATCGTTTGGCGATGCGGTTGGCAACGATCTCTGCGGCCTCCTTGCGCGTCTCAGCGCGGACCCGCTTGGGCGGGTCATACGTCGTCCCGGTGGTGACGCGGTACAGGCGAGTTTCAAAAGGGCTTTCCATAATTCGTCTCACTTCGTGTTGTCTCTGGGCCAACATATAACACTTCGCCCGCGTAGCGCCATGTCAGTGCGGGCCAAAGATCTGCACCTACGGGCCAAAAGGTGCGGGATGGGCGCAGAAAAGGGTTAATGATTTCAGGAGGGCGAAAAATCCCGCACTTCCTCGGAAACGCCCGGTTTTCCTACAATCTCGAATTTCGCGTCGGAATGCGATGTGGGGCCCCGACCCCAGCAAATCTGCGGCTTTCCGAGGAGAAAATCCCGCACCAGAAATCGGTGCGGGAATAAAATTTCTCGCCATCGTCATGATGAGCAGGTAGAAAACTGCCTCCTTCAAACCAGGGGCAACATCCATGAAAGCCATCCTTCTCGCCGGGGCGCTCGCGCTCGCTGTCGGCTCCACGCCTGCCCACGCCGCCGAGATCACCGTCGAGAACATCGGCGCGGTCCTCAACGAGAGCCTCGCGCTCCCCGCGCAGGACACGCCCGGCAGCGGCATCGGGTTCTCGGAGTTTTTCGAGTTCACGCTCCCGACTACCGAGACGGTCACCGTGTCGGTGAGCGACAGCGCCATCGGCGCCCAGCGCATCGTCGGCGGCGTGCTGTCGCTCAACACACAGACCGGGACCGCGTCCGTGTCTCCGTTCGAACCCCTGGGCTCGCTGATCGAGAGTTCGGCGCTCATCAACTTCCTCGGCGGGCAAGCCGCGACCGTGACGCCTGACGTGCTTGGCGCCGGGAGCTACTTTGCGGAAGTGTCGGGGATCAGCGGCGGCTCGCCTATCCACATCGCGATTGACGGCACGATCACGGCGGTGACGACGCCGGAGCCATCGACCTGGGCAATGCTGCTGATCGGCTTCGCCGGTCTGGCCTGGGCGGGCCTCAGGCGCGGCAAGACCTCGCGGTTCGCGGAGGTCTGAGGGTAAAAAAAAGGGGGCCTCAGGGGCCCCCTTCTTCGTCACGCCGCCTTGGTCAACCTGCGCGCCGCGTTGTCGGCGAGCTGCGAGTTGTCGGCGTCGCGAGTGTAGATGCCGGGCGTCCGGTTCTCGGTCCAGCCAAACCAAGCCTTCAGCTCGTCCAAGGTCGCGCCAGCCAGGGCGAACCGTCGGGCCGCCGCCTTGCGCAGGCCGTGCGCGCTGCACTCCGGCAGGCCAGCCTTGTCGCAGACTTGGCGGAACCAGCCCGTGAACGTGTCGGCGGTGAGCGGGTTGCCCTTGTCGCCGACGATCCAGCAGAGGTCGCCCACGGGACCGGCGGCGAGCGCCTCGGCCAGCTCCGGCATGATCGGGATCGTCACCGGATTGTTGGTCTTGCCCTGCCGCAGGAACAGTCGTCCGTTGCGGAGGACATGCTGCTTGCCGAACTTGACGCAGTCGCTGCGCCGCTGGCCGGTCCAGAGCAGGACCGAATAGGCGAGCCGCTCGCGCGTGCCGAGCGGGTAGTAGGCCTCGAACCGCTCCAGCTCCACCTCGGTCCACGAATGGAAGCCAACGCGGTCGTCGCGCGCGATGAGCTTGACGCTCTGCGCGATGTTGACCGGCATGTGCTTCGGCGTCGCCCACTCAAAGAACGCGCGCAGGACCTTGACGACGGCGTTGGCCATCGCGGTCGCCCGGCCGTCGTCGGCGACGAGGTCGCGCAGGTCCTCCACCCAGGCGTGGTCGAGATCGCGGACGGCGTAGGAGCCGTTCTCCTTGACGACGCGGGCGAGGATGTTGCGGCGCTGCTTCTGCGTCGCGGGCTTCGTCGCGCTCCAGGCCGACGAGGACTGGAACTGATCGACGAGCCAAGCGAGCGAGCCGCTGTCGGTGTGCGTCAGGCCGCTCGTCACGGCGGGGGTTGTAGCGCGGCCCATGGCGGCGTTCAGCGCGGCGTTGAAGGCGGGCGAGCCGTAGAGGCCGGGAATGCGGCTGCGCGGCCCATGGCCGTCGCGGTAGTACCAGACACGGGTGCCGTGTCGGTTCAACTCGGAGCAGAGGCCCCTTACTCTACGTTTCGGCATAATAAATTTCCCTTACCAGCGTGCTTTTGGTTTTTCCCTCACCTCGTTATCCGGTGCGGGAGGTTGGCCCAGTGCCAACTTCTCCAGATAAGTGTCGTCCATAATCATTACAATAGCGCCTTGGCCAATTTCGACCCGCACGGCCTTGACGCCCGCCCATTTCGCGGCCTTCAGCGCCCGCTTGTAGTCCTCCATCAGGGGGCCGTTGTGCTTAGTGGGCATAGGCGTATCCAAGCAGCTCCAGCCGGGCGCGCGTCAATTCATCTGCTTCGCCGCCGACGCAGTCGTTCCTTGTGAGATGAGGCAAGGCGATGTCGGGCTTGCGCGAATTTGCGCGAACTTGCGCTTGACCGAGTTTGTCCGAAATTGTCCGAATTTGTCCTTGACGCGCCACGCCGCACCGCTGGGGCCACGGGTTCTTCCAGATCGAGTAGTGGTGGCACGCAGCAGCCGCCGGGACCGACGCTGGGGCCAGAAGGACCAGGGCGAGCAGAAGGGCGCGTACGATCATCTGTGGGGCTCCTGGGGGATGCGGTAGCGCCGGGCGATCTCCGACGGCCCGCCGTCGATGGGCCGATGCTTGCCCTCCAGGCGTTTCGACTTGGCGATCTCGCGCACGTCGCGCCGGGTCTTCTTGTCGTGGCACTTGAGGCAGAGAAGCTTGCCATCCTCGGCGGTGAGCGGCGGCCTGTTGTCGTTGGCCGCCAGCGCGCCCTCGGCCACGCAATGGTCGATCTCGTAGTCGGCCCGCGTCGGGCACTCGGCGACGCACTGCTCGCAGTACGTCTTGCCGTTCATCGCGCTGGTCGCGCGGCGCTCGATGGCGCGCTTGCTGGCGGCCGAGAACGAGATGCGGATCATGTCAAATCCTGCTCGGCGAGGTGGCAGAGAAAGTCGCACGACGGCTGAATGGGATCTGTGACCGGCTGGTCGAGCGGGACCTCATCGATGAATATGCGTTCGCGCTCGCCGCTGGCCGTCTTGCAGAGCCTGACCCCAAGGTCCCGCGACAGTCGCGCCATGCGGTCGAACTCAGACGGGAACTCGCGGCGCACCAGCGCCCAATAGGCGGCGCTCTGCGCCTTGACGCAGGGGATGCAATTGTTGTTGCGGAAGCCCAGCGCGTACAGCGGCGGCAGCGCGATGCCCGCCCGCCGAACCATGTCGAGGCAATGCTCCTTCAGGATGCCGCGCTCGATCAGCGGCGTCAGGAACACCTGCTCTGGATAAGTCTCGCGCAGCCGGTTCGCCCTCGTCACGTCGGCCGCGTCGGCGGTGTAGCCCAGGATGTGGATATCGTCTGGCCTCTGGAAGGCAATGCGCGGCGCGGCCTTCAACTCCACGGTGCAAAGCGCGCCCTGCACGCCCGCGAGGTAGCGGCGCTTTGTCCACACGTCCCAAGTGTCGGCGTATCTGTCGGACTTGAGGCGCGTCACCTTGCGCCCGAACCATTGCTCGCAATCAGCGAGAAAACGCTCGTTGTCGGGATGCTCGGCCCCCGTCTCGCAATAGACCGGCTCGGCCTCGGCCGTGAGTTTGGTGGCGACCGCTGACGCCGCCCCACAGGAGAACCAAGCGAGCGTGCGGATCATGATGGGTGCCCCAGGTGCCATTCGCCGCAGAATTTGCAGAGATAAGGCTCCGTTCCCGCCATGTACTTGCGCGACAGCCCCCTCTTATTTTGCAGGGCTTGGTCCTTCACTCGGAGCGCCACGCCTTCCGACTTGTAGCCCCGCTTTCCGAGACAGCCCTTGACGAAATGTCGGCGTAGCGTCTCTTGATCAAGGTTCACGCCGCCCCCCTGAGCCGCTCAGGCGTGACGCCGATCAATTCGGAGATCCAGCCCAGGATGTCGGCCTTCGACCGCTCGAACTCGGCCTTGTCCATGCGGTCGAGGCCGTGCATGCGCTGCGAGCGCGCCTTCTGCACCACCACCGTCGGGCCTCGCACGATGACCCGCGCGAACTCATCCTCGTTCCGCGCGAAGGCCGCAACGCGCGCCGCCGCCGTTCGGCTCCCGCAGTCGATGATCGTCTCGCGATGCCAGCCGGTGGCGATCAGCGCCGCCTTGCGCAGATGCTCCGGCGACGGGAATGTCTCGGCGAGGCCTTCGGGCAGATTGGCCCAGGCCTCGCCGATCCAGGCGAACTGCTGCTGGTGGGAGATCCAGCTCCGCTCGGACGCCTGTTCCAGCCAGTACCGGCGGCCCTCGACGTAGGCCTTGGCCGCCGCCTGGGCCCTCATCGGGACCATCGCCGAGCCATTCCACGTGAAACAAAACATGGGCGTCAGCCTGGGCTAATAGGTTTTGGGTGGATGTTTGGGGTCATGGATTTCAAAGTTCCTTGCCTTGCGCCGCCTCGCCGGGCCATGCCATGCCGCGCCTCGCGCCGCGTTGCCCAGCCGTGCCTAGCCTAGCCTCGCGCCGCGTTGCCCAACCTAGCCTCGCGTTGCCTCGCCTCGCCTAGCCAGTCCGCGCCGTGCCCTGCCTCGCTACGCCTCGCCTAGCCCGGCCCCGCCCTGCCCTGCCTCGCATAGCCTTGCCTTGCCCCGCAGAGCCGGGCCTCGCCCTGCCCTGCCGTTCCGCGCTGGGCCATGCAGAGCCTTGCCGTGCCTTCACGCCGCCAGTCGCGTCGGCTGGGCCTGCTGCTCGGCCCATCGCACGACGTTGTACTTGCCGAACGGCCCCTTGCAGACCGGCCGGAAGTCGCCCAGCCCGACGCGCTTGCCCGCGTCATCGACGATCTGCCGCAGGAGCTTCGCGTTCAAAATTGTCGTGTCGAGTTCGACCTCGAACGCGAGCTTCCAATCATCGAACATGGGCCGATGGCAGAGGATGCGACCGCCGGTCGAGGGGATGCGCACCGGGCGCGTGTCAACCTTCCACGGTTGCTCGTTGATGATCTCGACCTCGGCCGCCTCAATCGACAGGCAGGCGTACAGCAGCGACGAACGCGCCGTCGTGACTTGTTTTTTTCCAAGTTTGGTGTGCGCGCCGCCGTCGACGATGGAGCGCAGCAGGTTGGGCGACGGGATCATCGGCTTGCCGTCGGCGCCGACGTAGAGCTTCGACGCTGCGATCTCCAGCGGCGTGCCGCGATCCATCCCAGCCGACGAGCCCCGGTCGCCATTGGTCGAGGCCATCGCCGCCTCGTCGGTAAAACGGTTGCAGATCAGAGGAGTGATGCCTTGAATTTCGATGGTGATAAACATTCGCTTTCCCTTCGTTGTTAAACCTCGCCTCGCAGCACCATGCTGCGCCGGTCCCTGCTACGCCGCGCCTAGCCATGCCGCGCTCTGCCCGGCCGCGCATGGCGCTGCCGAGCCGGGGACTGCCCCGACCCGCCTCGCCAAGCCGCGCCTTGCGATGCCTCGCCGAGCATAGCCGTTCCAGGCATTGCCAAACCCCGCAGAGCCTTGGCCCGCCGTCCTCACGCCGCCACCGCGTAGCGGCGCGAGAGCCTTTCGACCTTCTGGTCGAGTTCCTTGATGAACTGCGCGATCTCGCGCTCCAGCTCGGCGATGAGCGCGTTGTCGCGATGGACGCGCTTGCACCAGAGCTGCATGTGCGGCGGAAAGTCGCTGCTGTAGCTGACGTAGTCGCACCAGGAGTGGCTGGTGCAGGCCAGTTGCCACATCATCTGAGTGAGATGATCGTTGCTGATCGTCTCGTTGAGCAGTGTGTCGAGATGCTTCGCGGGCAGCGGGCATTTAAGCTCGACCAATCCCGCAATCGCGGTGCCGCCGGGGGCCAGGACGAACCCGTCAGGCGACGCATGCGTGCCGTTGATGCGCGGGTGGGTGATGAGGCCGACTTCTTCGACCTCGACGCCGCGCACCATCTGGTAGAGCAGGCGCGCTTCAGGCTCGCGCGCCGTCCCCTGCTGCATGGCTGCGGTCTTGTAGATCTCGACCGGCGTGTTGGTGATGCGCTCCAGCACCTTGTTCGCCATCAGGCTCTCGCGATCCGCGCTGTAGCCCGACTTGGTGCGGCGCACGACACTCGGCGCGTCGGACGCGCCTATCGATCCGCAGCGCGCTTGGCGCCACTCCTCACTTCCCTGTTGGAGCATTGTCGTTCCCCGGTGGTGGGTTGGCTTTGCGCTTCTGCTTCTGCTCTGCCCTGGCGAGATCGAGGACCTGCGCCGCCCGCGTGAACTGGTCGAGGTTCATCTCGGCGACGTTCTCGACGCCGATGAGCTTGAGCAGCGTCGCCTGACTGCGACCGCTCTCGTCGATGAGGCGCTGCATGTCGTTCGCCTGATCGACGGTGATCCTGGGCGACGAGCCGCCTGCAGCGCGTCCGTCATCGTCGATGCCAGCGGCGAGGCCAATCGCCGCGCGCAAACTGTATCTCTGCAAGTAGCTCAACGCGCTTCCCAGCGCCTGCACCCAGCTCATGCCGGTCGAGCCTGGGTCCGCCTTGCTCTCCAGCGTGACGCGCTCGCTGTAGCCGTCGGCGTGGCTGACGATGCAGGTGACCTTCACCAGATCACCGCCCTGCGCGACGGCGAAGCGGTAGGCGAGCCCATGCGCCGCGAACACTGGGTCCACGACGCGCGCGACATCGGCAAAGCTCTCGTACTTGTACTTGGTGCGCGCCGCGCCCGGCTTGTTGCTCTGGAAGTCCACGTCGCGCGTCTTGAGGACCGGCGCGAGCTGCCCCTTCGCTTGGCTCATCGCGGCGTTGAAGGCGCGCTCGGCCGCGCGGTCCTCCTCGGATCGCCGGGCGGCCAGGAGCCGGTCGAACACTTCGACGTTGAGAGCGGGATTGGTGGCGAGCCGCTCGATCATGGCGAGCAGGCCGCCGCCCTCGGACGCGGCAGTAGGGGGCACTGTTTCCGAGGGCGGCGCAGCGACCGACTGGTAAGGGACCCCGGCCGCTGATTGAGTATCGCTCATGTCGAGGCTCCTGGAAAGGGTAAAGGTTGGCCCCGCGCCATCGCCATGTCAATCATCAGCCGTGCGAATACTTGTGGATGAAGGTACGGCGTTAGTAAGCTAACAGGGCGTTGTTAGGTTGTTTACGCGGTGGCGTGTGTTAGTTTGTTTACGCGGACCCAGTTAACTAGTTAACATTGGCGCGTTGCTTGTGGATGACGCCAATCTGCTCTTGACGCAAGATGAACCATGGAGCCATGTTGGCTCATGGCGCACAATCCCAAACGCTACCCAGATCAGCCGCCGCTCGACGAACTGATCATGCTGCGTCAGCAGCTCTACCCAGACATGAAGAAGGCCGAGTTCGCTCAGCGGCTCGGCGTAACCCGGCTGCACGTGACGGCGATTGAGATGGGCCGCCGCAGGCCATCGCTCGGTCTGACGTTGCGCTGGCTGGAGCTGCTCGCGCCCAAGGCTCGGTTGGAGATGTTCGGCGACCTGCCGATGGTCAGAGAGCGCCTGCGTCTGATCAAGCACCTGCAGAAAGTCGCCCCGCAAACCTTCAAAGCAGCCTGAGGCTTGCGATGGCGCGGAAACGAAAGATATTTGCGCCGCGCGAAAGCCTGATCCAGCAGGCTGTGGTGACGCATTGGCGCACATTTGGCCTCCCCGACACCCTGGTCGCCGCCATCCCAAATGCACGGGCGGCAGGGCAAGCAGGGCTCACCAGGGGCCTCTTCGACCTCCTCGTCATCGCCCCCAAACTCGGCGCCGCCTTTATCGAGCTGAAGACGGAAAGCGGCAGGCTCTCCCCCAACCAGAAGGCGTTCAAGCTCGCGCTGATCCGCGCAGGCGTCACTTACGCGGTGTGCCGGGGCCGCGACGAACCAATCCGCGTGCTTGAGGACTGGAATGTTGTGAGGAGGCAGGTCCAGGCGGTGCATTGCCCGGCTACGAGCGGCGTTGCACGGCTAGGCGGCGCCGGGCGAGGCCATGCCCGGCATGGCGCGGCAAAGCAAGGCAAGGATATCGCCGCATGAGCGACGTGCGCGACAGCGACCGCGTCGCCTTCAACGGCGATGGCAAGTTCGACTTCCAGCTCAACCGCGCGCTGGTCGACGAACACCAGCTCGCCCGTCTCCTGCTCGACGGCAAGTTTGAACACAAGTGCGAGCGCCACCAGCCGTGGGACTACGGCAACATCTGCATCGAGACGGCCTGGAATGGCCGCCCGTCGGGCATCATGGCGACCGAGGCGAGCGTTTGGGCGCATGAGCTGAGGCACCGCGACGAGACTATCGCGACCCTGCTCTTTCCGGTCCCGGTGTTGCGCAGGCTCGCGCGCTATTTCGAGAACGATCCGGTCTGCAACAATCGCTTCCGAGGCGGCGGCGACGGCGGTCTATCCGACGGCGTCAAGTTGCCCATCGGCCCGCTGCGCCACTGGGGCAAGATCGTCCAAGAGATGGAGATGATGGAGTTCGCCAGGGAGGTGCTGAAGTAGAACCTGGGCGGGTCATTTGGCCGAACCCCGCCCAGGCTCAGGTTTTTGAGGAGTGGATCAGACAACCTCGGCCAGCCTGTAACACAAACTAACAACTCTTTGAAGACGCCAGTTTTCAGAGATCAGGAGAACTTTGCGTGCCGACCAAACATAGCGTGCCTCCCGTTGAGGCCGATCCCTGGGACGTAAGACCAGGGTGGAGCAAAAGCACACACAGTGACGCTGGGGGCAACCACCAGCACGTGATGATCGGCTGTCTGCCCAGCTCATCATCGCCGCCGTCGCATGAAGCAGCAACTGAGCGTCAGACCGGGTGACCTGGGCGCGTGGGCCACGGTGTGGCCCGTAGGTTGTTGGGCAGATGTGTCTCGTCTCTCGGCTCGTCCGAAAGTGCAGAGCGCGCTTCGTCCTGTCGAAGGGCGAAGTGTGCCCGCCCCCCAGACTGAACCGAAGTGCAGAGCGGCCCTGCGGGCCGGGCCCCCTCCCAGGAGAGAGGTTAGCAAGTGCAAGCAAGTTTCGATCTTCCACTCCCTAAACATCGACGTAAGCGCACGTTAGCCGCGCCCGCGAGGCCGATAGACGCCGCCTTCGCACAAGCTCTGTGCGACGCTGCGGACATTCGCCAATGGTCGGACGGACCTAAGGCGCCATCCTGGCGCATCTACCGGCTGGCGCAGGCGCTCGTCGATGGCCGATGAACCGCCCGACCCATCAGTGATCGAGCTGCTTCGCCGCGATGCGTTCGACGAGCTGGGGCGCGTGGCGATGCTGGCCGAGGACTATGCGCTGAAATTGTTCGACGCCACCGAGCGGCGCAATCCGCTGGAGGTCGCCGGGCGCCTCCAGCAACTGCGCTTCTGCACGATGGCGATGATCCAGACCTTCAACCTGATTTTGCGAGTGAAGCCGCATGACCAAGGAGTGGCCGAAGCAGGACGACCATCGGACGCCCATCGTGCGGATCAGCGATCCGGCGATGGAGTGGCATGAGGTCGACCTCAACGACCTCCTGGGCTGCGCTCGGCGCGAGCTGGCCCTGCGCCAGCGTTGCTATCCGAAGTGGGTGGCCAAGGGGACGATGAGCGAGAAGAAGGCCGAGAAGGAGATCGCGCAGATGCGCTCGGTCGTGGACTTCTTAATCCACTGCATCTTCAAGGCCATCACCCGGCGGGCGAAGGAGCAGGCATGACCGTCCCCTGGTACCGGAAAGCCAACCGCGAAGCGGAGATCGAGCGCCTGCGCCAAGTCATCGCTTGGCGCCGCGAGGGCAAGACTTACCGTGAAATCGGCGTTCTTCTCGGCGTATCGAAATGCCGCGCCCACCAACTTGGCTACAAGTCGCAGACATTCGTTGAGCTTCACGAACCGGGCGTTTCCGGCGTATTTGACAAGCGCGGCCGCTCCTTCCGCACCATCGAAGGATGGGTCAATTCCAAGGACCCCGACGGTTAAGCAAACCCGCTGCGCGCGGCGGCGAGCTGGATGGCGCGCCGACGGCGAATGTCGTCAGGCATGGTGGGCGGCAGCGGCGCGCTGGCGAGCGGGCCAGGGACCCTTGGGCGAGGCGGCGGCATGGGCGTCTGGTTGAGAGGCACGTTCTGCGCGCCCCCCGCTGCTGGCGCTCCACCGCCGCCGAACAGGCCAGCGAGATTGAGCGCGGTCATCTGCGGGCCGCGATTGCGTCCGGTGGGATCGATGTTCTGGCCCTGGTCGAGTTGGACGAAGCGCGGGTTCGAGCTGGCGCCCATCGCGGTCGCGCCGCCGGTCGCCAGCGGGCCAGGGACGGGCGCTGCAGGGGCGGCAGCGGCGGCAGGGCCAGGAGCAGCCATGGTTGTCGAGCCCGGCGCCATCGGCCCTGGCTGGACAGCCACGCCCCTCGCCTGGGGCAGGATCGACGGCCCGGCGGCTGGGGGTGCAGGCGGGAATGGCGGATTGGCTGCGCCTCTGGCCTGCGGCAGGATGGAAGGCCCTCCAGGCGCTGGAGGCTGGGTTTGCGCCGCCGTGATGGGCGACGGGTTCGCCGTGACGCTCGATCCCAGGCGCGGATCCGGCGACACGGGCGGGTTGTTGCCGTCGCCATGGTCGTCGGGCGGGACCTCGGCCGCGCTCGCGGATGAGATCGGGTTGAACATCTGCATGAGGTACTGCAGCCACGCCTGCTGGTTCATGCCGGGAGGAGGCTGGCCGCCCACGCCAGAGCCCTGTGGGGCCGCGCCAGGGCCTCCTGTGGGGCCCCCGCCGCGCGCCCACCAGGGCAGGCTGTCAGTCAGATCGGTCACCGCCATGTCAAGTCACCGCGATTGCGTTGGAGATCGCGGTCGCCGATCCGGCCGCATTGGTCGCCATCTCGGCGCAGGTCACGTTCGTGCCGCTGTCGGCCCCAACCAGGGCGTAGACCATGCCGGTCGCGCCTGCGATGTTCGCGCCGCCGCGCCGCCACTGGTAGGCCCTGGACGTGGGCGAATAGTTCCACGTGCCGCCGGTCACGGTGAGGTTCGAGCCCACCGTGCCCGTGCCCGACACGACGGGCGCGGCGGTGTTGACCGGCGGCAGCTCGTTGGCGAGGCCAGCGGTGATCGCCGCCGCCATCTGCGCGTTGGTGAGATTGCCCGCCTTGCCGGAGTTCACGACCAAGAGGATGTCGTTGGTGAACTTGGTGTTGGCTGCATTGCCCGGCCGCAATCCGGCGGGCGCGGTCTGCAGCGTCGTGTCGTGGGTGGTGGGATCGGAGCCCAGCGCGGTGGCGATGGCGGTGAGTTCGGCCGCCCGGTTGGGGTTGGCGTAGTGGATCAGCGCGTTGAGGCGCACTTGGCCCGCGAAGTCGGCGACCTGATACGTCATCGCCGTCACTCCCTCTTGGTGGGCGGCACGACGCCGGGCACCTGTTTGTTGGTCCTCTCGTCGGCGGTGCGCTCGTCGATGCCGTCGAGGTATTTCTTCATGCCCTGCTCTTCGAGCTTGGCGGATCGGGTGCGTTGCTCCTCGGCGATGGTCGGGCCGTCTGGATGGAGGTTGACCTCAGGCCTCTTGAACGCCTCAAGCTTGGCCTCCTGCGGGTCGACGGGCGGCTTCGTGGCGGGCTTCGGCTGTGGTGCGGGTTGCGGCTGCGGCGCGGGCTTCGGCGCGGGCTGCGTCGGTTGCGTTGGCATGTCAGCTCCTACGGGTTGGGGCTGACTATATTTCTTAGCACAATCGCTTGTGCCGTGCGCGCAAGAAAAAGGGCCGGGATGGAGAAGCCCGGCCCCCAGAACATGACCTCAACAGAGCGAGGCGACCTTACGCCTTCTCGGCCTCGGCATCAACTTCTGCCTCCGGCCTAAAGTCTGGGCCTGCGGGTTTGGCGTTGTTGAGCTGGTCGAGCTTGATCTCGGCCTCGCCCAGGACGAGCGCCAGTCGCTGCCAGCGCACGCCCTTCTGGCGCTCGGCCGCGCGTCGCAGCGTCGGCAGGATCGTCTCCGGCTCGTTCAGCTCGATCAGCGTCTCGACCGTCTCTTGCAATTCATCCATCTGCGTCTCCTGTGGTGGGCAGGGTCAATATGGGGTCATCGACGAACACATGGCAGCGCCCGCAATAGCGGTTGACGATGTCGTTCAGGTTGTAGCTCACGGCCTTGCAGAGCGGGCAGGTGAACGAGGTCGCGAACACCAGCGGCTTGCCGCATTGCTCGCAGCGGATGGTGTTGTGAAGGGGTTCAGCCCCGCAGGTTGCGCAGACCGTCTCGATCATTGGTCATTCTCGACCAAAAGACGCGCTATCTCTGCTGCAATTGCAGGCTTGAGATATGTGGCGGCCTGCAAAAATATTCGGCCATCGTCCAGCTTGATGACCGACCAACTCGCAGGGGTCCGATGCGCCACTCTCGTTTCCTGTTCCGGCGACAGGTCGGAAACTTTGAGCCTCAGCGCCTTGGCGAGTTTCGCGAGGTTCTTTTTGTCGGGGAAAGCATTGCCGTTCACCCACTCCGAAACGCGGTCGCGGCCTCTGGCGACGTTTTTGCCTTCGGTGTTGATGTACCGGTGCCAGATTAGCTCGGCGAGGCCGGATTGCGTGAGGTTGCGCTCGGCCATGATGAGCTTCAGCCGTCTGGCGAACTCGGCGTTTCGGACGCGATCTTCGGGCGAGGGCATCAGTCCGTCTGCCACAGTTGCGTTTCGCGCCGGAACGCGAACATGCCGACGGGCTTGCCCGTCTTGTCAGCGACCTCCTGGGCGAGGCCTTTCATGTATTCGGCGACGCCCAGCGAGCCGGTGACCAAAGGCCCGGCCGCTGCGATGGCGGGTATGATCGAGGCGATGATGCCGTTCATGCCCTGGTCGTCAATCGACATGAACACGTACACGCGGTCGATGCGTTGCTCGTTGCCGGGATCGTGGATGATGGGATCGGTCATGGCTTGGGCTTTCCGGTGAGCTTCATCACCAGCGCCAGACATTCGCAGCTCACCCCGGCCCTCCATTGCCCTTGAGGGCGGCGATCGCGTCGGCAATGGCGAGAGCGACGCGCGCAGTCATCTCCTTCTTGGTGGAGTTGAGCCACACGTCGATGTCGAACGCGAACTCCCCCTCCCGCGCAATCGCCTCGCACTTGGCGCGCATGGCCTCGGCGGGGTCAGGCGTGGGCGAGCCCAGGGCGGCGATAGCGTTGGCAACGGCCCTGACGCGTCGTGCGCACCCCATAATCGCATCTTGCATGGCGGGGATCTTTTCCATCCCTGGCTGGTTAGCTGCCTTCTCGCAACGATCAGCCTCATCGTCCGCCACCTTCTGGCACTTGGCGCGCATGGCCTCGGCGGGGTCGGGGGTGCGGATGATGGGATCGCTCATGAGCGCCAATTTCTGGGCGCTGGGGGGAGCGGCAGCTCGGCCGCCCGCCATAACCATGCCACCGCTCGCTGGCCAATAGTCGTCTGGATGACGCTGAGGAAGATCTGCGCTCGCCTTGCTTCGCCACGCGAGCGATAGGTCGTCGTGAGCAAGAATTTGCCGTCAGCGTCTTGCCTGGGCGGGCCCATGTCCATGTTGGCGAAGGGTTCGAGCATCAGCCATTGCATGATCGCGCGCGCGATTTGTTTTTTTGGGTTCATTTGAGCGTGGCCTGTTTTGGCTGCTTGGCCTTGGTGTGGATGATGGGATCGTCGCTCATTTTCGCAACCACTGCAGCCACCACAATGCGCAGCACCAGCCAGCGCAAAAAACGATGATCAAGATGAACACGAAAGTTAGGGGCTGGAGGTGGCTCATCGGCGTGACCCATAACCCCAGCGATGGCAGCCTGACAACACCTTCACCTCAACGCACGAATTTGTTATCGTGCAGCCCATGGGCAAACGTCGATCAGACGCCGACAATCGCCGGTTTTTCGATGAGTTCCAGAGCGTGCGCGTATCGCGCTTCCGCGCCATGGGCGTGATCGATCCGGCCAAGCGCCAGGCCGTCATCCCATTCCCCGATGGCACAACGAAGCTCATCGGCACCGGCCACGTGCGCTTCCCGAATGGCGGCGGCTGGTCGTACTTCGTGTGCCCGAAATGCGCCAAGCTCGCCGTCACGCTCTACCTGATCGACGACGCGCCACGCTGCACCCAATGCTGCGATGCGATGAACATCAAATACGCTGCAGCCTACGGCTTCGGTCGAGATAGCCGTAGGAAGGCCCAGGACAAGCGCCTGGACGAACTCATTGCCAAAGTCGAAAGCTCTGAGCGCCTCAAGCTCAAGCCAGCGCCAGCCTCATGGGGAGGCCGCGCACAGGTCGTCTATCGCAGTCGTAAGCTCCGCGAGCAGATGAGACGCCGCATGATCACGCTCAGACTGCACCAGCTCGCCAACCAGCAGGCAAGCGACAGAGCAGGCGATAGCGATGTCCTCAAGACCTTCAGACCATTAGCCGACACAGGCATCGACCTCACACCAATCTGGCGAGCCAATACCCAGGAAACGCTGCAACAAGCCCTCGATAATGCCCAATGCACCATACTCGCTGCTCTAGATAGCGACGATCCACAACAAAGACTGAACGCCGCAAGACTATTGCTCAGAACCAAACAAGCCAGAGATCGGGGGCTCTGATACCATATCAGAGACCTGCACTCCTTTACAGCGCCGAGGCTACATCACTTTTAACCCATTGAAATCATTTAGGTTTTTGAGTTTACATCACTGTTTTTTAACCAGTATAGTCTCAAACAATACTTCAGTGTACTATAATTGCGGGCAATCCGAAGTTTGAGCCACATCCGCCTCGATGCAGGCTTGACGCAGGCTTGCGCGTCTGGTTTTATTTAAGCTTGTCCGAGACTGGGTCGCAACCGCATGCAACCGCACCACAACCGCATTATCCACGTGAGCCATGCGCGCATTGCATCACACAGCCAAATCCCGCACCGTGCGGGAATGCAACCTAACAATATCAATAGGTTAGCAGACGTATCGTATTCCAGCGTGGAACTCGATGCGATATCAAGTGGTTACGTGACCTGATCATAGATCGTTGATGTGATCAACGTTAGCACAACCGGGTCTGGGGACCCTACCCCCGCTTTCTGGCCAACCGAAAAGACCCCCCTATAGGTGGTTGTTGGGGGAGGCCCCCGAAGGGGGGGACCCATCCCATCACGCCCCCCGTTTTCAGACCACACGGCCAAAATGGTATAGGTTAAATCTTGACCTGTTAAGGTCTTTACTGGCACAATTAAGGTCTTAACAGTAAAGGTCTTAACATCGCAGTAAAGGTCTTAACAAATGGCGATCAATTACGCCGACGAGGTCCCGGCTCCTCGGCCTGCTCCTGAGCGGCTTGAGAGGGCGCGGGCGGTTTTGAGCGAGGCGTCGGAGCGGGTGGGGGCTGCGGTGGGGAAGGCGGCGTTTAAGGAGGCTGCTGTCCAAGGTCGGGCCTTTGTCCAGGACGGTCGCGTGTTGAAGAGCGAGGAGGTTCTGGCGCCGCCTGTGAAGAAGAAGGGCTTCGACCGCAACGCCTACCAGAAGGCCTACATGAAAACGTACATGAAGGCGTACATGCGCGGCTGGCGGGCGCGGAAGAAGGGGGCGGCGAGTTAGCCCGCCGCCATCTTTTCGCCATACCGTCGGGAGGCTCCAGTCTTTTTTTGTCGGCTACTTCTTGAGCCGGAGGCCTTCTTTGATGAGCTGGCGGATGGCTTCGGCGCGCGATGGGATGCGGTTGGCCCAGCGGTATTCATCGATCTGATCGAGGAGGTCTTTGGGCATGGTGAGGACGACCCGTTCGGGGGCCGGGCGCGGTTTTCGCATGATGCATCAATTATGTAGGAGGGCCCAGCGGGCGTAAATGTGCCGGGGGCGCCGTATGGTCCATCGGCACAAATGAGCGCAAAAGCCCACAACGCCGGGCCTTTGCGGGCTTGCGGGGGGTGTGAGCATAGGTAGAAATACCTATTGCCTAATGAGGCCGCCGGGCGCGGGATGTTAACAGGGGGAGGCGAGTGCGGCGGGGAGGGGTCCGATGACCCCAGAGCGACTTAACGAATTGATTGAGGAGTGTTTTCGGCGGCGGCGCAGCCAGGGCCTGCCGTACAGTTACGCCAATGTGGCGCGCTTTTTGGGGGTGACGCCGATGACGCTCCGGCGTTGGTTGAAGGGTGAGGCGCCGATCCCGCGCAGTGTGGAGATTGTGATGGAGATTTTCCACGACTGGCCTGAGGTTCGTGCGGCCTGGGGCCGATGAAGTCAAGGGCTTAGGGTGCCTAAAGCAACATAACGTTGCTTACCCACAACTTGTTTGATCACAATGAGTTGTTAGATTGTTTACCGAATACTTGCCCCGTCTGAAGCGTAGGTTTGCTACGTTCTCCCGTTTCAGGAGGTGGAGCAGCGATGTCGCCGGAGCGGTTGAATGATGTGATCGAGCAATGTTTACGGAACGGCCGGAAGGAGGACCGGCGGATTTTTCATGCTGAAATCGCGCGGTTTTTGGGGGTGCAGCCGATCACGGTGCGGCGGTGGCTGAAGGGTGAGCGGCCCGTGCCGCGCATGGCCGAGATCATTTTTGAGATACTCCACCACTGGCCGGAAATTAGAGCCGGAGCTGTGGATAAGTGGATCGCCAAGCGCGACAAGGGCTTAGCGGGCCAAAAGCAACATTGAGGTAATCTGGGGTGGTCACTTTGCCCAGCTATAGAACGGTTGAGAACACCGCCTCCCCATTTTTGGGACTGGACCGCAGCGGAAGTTAGTTTGTTACTGTTAGCAAGTTGCAGGGTGCTGGTGAAAGGGCGATCACGGGAACGTGATCAAATAAAGATCCAAGCAACTTGTAAGCAAACTAACATTCGCGCGGCATGAGCTGGCTTAGACCTGCTTCCACGGAAGTATTCTGGTCAAAAATGACGCGAACAGGACAAGGGGGAGGCCCGATATGCGCCGCAAAAAGCGGGAACCCGCCAATGACAATCTGCCGGTCGCCAACGATAACCAGAAGCGCGCCGACTACATGTGCAGCCACATGCGCTGGCGGCGCAGACATCCCGGCAAAACGCTGCGGCAGCTCCTCCGCGACAGCCTCGACATCATCGCCGCCAACGCCCCCGCCGACGACCCAAACGCCCAGGCGTTCATCGCCACCGTGCGCGACCTCCTGGAGCCCGACCGCCTCCTCAAGCCCGCCAATCACGCCCAGGACGCATCATGACCGAAGACGACAAGCAGAACCTCGACGACCTGCGCGAGGTCGAGCGGGCGCTGATCGAGGCCCGGCACGCCCTCACCAAGGCCATGGTCGGCCAGGGCTCACATCATCGCGAGGCGTTCCTCTTCCACATCGGCTTCGCGCGCGGCAGGCTCTCGCGCGTCAGCGACCGCGTCTATCCGGCGAAGGAGACGACGGCGTGAGCGCCGGATGGGACCTGCTCACGCCGCACCAGCAGGACGCCGCCCGCGCGGCGGCGCGACTGATCGAAGATCAAGGCATGACCTTCACGATGCTCCTGTTCGGCCAGGACAAGCAGGGCGCGATCATCGCCAACATCGAGCCCCACGACGCGGTAAGATTGATCGAGATCGCGCTCAAGGCGGCCAAGTCTATCGTGGAAGTGACGGAGATCAGCACAGAGGAGAGACTGCATTGACCCTGACCGCATTCGTCGGCGCCCTGGTGGCGCTCCTGCCCAGGCCGGAAAGGCCGGTCCAAATCCCGGTCGAGAGCGAGGTCGAACGCCTGACCAAGGAGAACGCGCGCCTCCAACGCTCGCAGGCCCGCCTCGTCGACCACATCGAACGCCTGGAGCGCGAGATCCTCCTCGAACAGCACCTGACCACCCACTGGCGCGAGACGGCCCAGCGCATCGTCAAGCAAGCCCGCGAGGCCCGTGAGGCGTTCGACCGCGAGCGCGAGCAGCTCCAGCGCGTCGGCCCGCTCTGGTTGCCGGAGCAGAACCTCGCCCTGCTACAGGCCCAGGGCGAGCTGGCGCAGATGCAGGCGGCCCAGCAGGCCCAGTGCGCGCAGGCGCAGGCGCAGCAGAACCAGAACTTCAGATGGCGGGGGGACTACGAAGGCTTCTGCAATTGCGTGCCCTCGCGCTCGCAGGTGTGGGAAGCCAACCGAGGAGAAGGATGATGGCCAAGCAAACCACGAAGGGCGGCAAATCCGCTCCGACGACCAAGTTCGAACGCGGCTTCACCGCCCAGGCGCCCGGCAAGCCCGAAGAGCGCCCGCCCAGCCTCAAGGGCCGGGTCTACAACGAGTTCCGCCCCGACGTGGCGCGCGGCTCGACCATGCCCGCGCCGACCGGCGACACGCAGGAGCCCCGCATGAGCAAGAGGCTCGGCAAGGCGACCAAGGGCCGCAAATGAAAGAGACGCGCCTCCTCAGGAACGTTCCCGTCTGGGACCGCAAGTTGAAGCAAAAGGTCGAGGTCGACGTCGATGTGGAGATCGACATCTACTGGATCGCCCATGAGTTGGCGGACAAGGCCTACAACAACAAACCCGTAAACAACAACCGTAAAAGCCGCGCGCTGCGGGGGCTGGTCGAGGTCCGCGTGCGCGGCACCAAGGCCACGCCGATCCGCGAGAAGGTCCTGGCGTGAGCAAGCAACGAACGGCCCTCGTCGCCATGCGCCTGATCGACATGCACAAGGTGCATCCCGGTCAGACGACGATGGATTGCGCCTTGTGCGGCGAGAAAGTCGGCGTCTACCCATCGGGCCAAAAGGTCCTGCGCCTCACGCCCGGCCTCGTCGAGGTCATCTGCCACGTCTGCGCGGCAAAGACCTACGACCCCGCGCTTGATACCGACATGCCCGCCGGTTCGATCAACGAGATCGTGCAGGAGGTCCTCGACAGCAAGCCGGTCAATAAAGCATGAGCAACCTCACGCTCACCTGCGGCATCGTCGTCGGCCTGATGGTGGCCTACGGCGTCGGCTACCGCAACGGCGTCGCCTATTGCGTGCGGGCGCACAAGCCTCTGGTGGACGCCGCCAGGGAGCTGCACAGGATGATGAGGCGATGAGCGACTTCGACCCCGACGCGCTTAGGCCGATGATCATCGCCAAGAACGGCGACATCACCGCCGTCGCCGACGACATCGAGGCCGACAGCGAGGAGCTGCGCCTCTTCATCATGAACACGCCGGTCCTCAGACGCGCGCTCGACGAGGTGATCGCGCGCGGCGTCGACAAGACGCTCTCCGTCCTGTTCAAGGGCCTTAACGACGAGGACCACTTCTCCAACCAGCTCGCCTCGGCGAAAGAGTTCCTCAAGAGCCGCGCGGCGCAACGACGCGGCTTCCATCACGCGAACGATCTTGAGCTCAAAATGCCGAGCAAGGGCGGCGCGCTCACCCTCACGTGGCTCCCGCCTGAGGACAGTCGCAGACCTGAGCCGCCAATGATCGAAGGCACGGTCGAGGAGGAATGATGAAGGACGAAATGAAGCAGGCGTGGGATGCCGCCTTCGAACACCCAGGCGAGGCAATCCCGGTTGGCCGCAATGTCGTCTGCGACATCTGCGACCAGGACTGGACCGACAGGCCGGAGAGCGGCGGCTTTCTGTTCGTGTCCAAGGCCTATTGCCCAGACTGCGCTGTCGAAGGCCTCAGAACCATCAAACGCTACAAGGAGGAGCGGCAGATCCGCGCGCTTTGCGGCTCCGAGAGCTTCGCCGACTTCGTCCGCAACCTGCGCGGACCTGACGCCTTCATCCGCGTGACCGTTCGCAAATGAAAGACCTCACCTTCGTTTGCAAGGATTGCGGGGCCGACGTTTATGACATGCTCGACGAGGTTCGCGAACGCTGCCACGTCTGCCAATGGCTCGCCGACATTCCCGACGAGGCCGAACGAACGAAAGCCCGCGAATGGCTGATCGAGATTGGCGAAATCGATGATGGCCCCGCGCCATGCGTATCTGTTGTCACACCAGCGTGATAAGCCCGAAGGCCTCCCCAAGGAGGTTTTCCCAATGGCTCAAATCGCGTTGATCATCCCGCTCGGTGAAATGCCGGGCCGTATCCCCGGTCTGCACCCCGACCAAGGCCTGCCCGGCTCCCCCGCGTATCCCGACCAGGGCTTGCCCGGCGGCGGCTACTATCCCGACCAGGGCTTGCCCGGCCGCCCGCCGCATGTCGGCAACCGGCCCCCCGGCTCTTGGTCCCCTGAGTACCCCAGCACCGGCCCTGTGCGTCCTGGCCGCCCGGTCGATCCGAGCTGGGGCATCGAGGAAGGCGGCCCCGCCCGCCCCGATCAGGGCCTGCCCCCTGGCCCCGCACATCCGTGGGTGCCGCCATCGGGCGAGGAGCTGCCGCCCCCGCCTGAAGACATCGCCCATGAGGTCGTCCTCGCCATCTGGAACCCCAACACGCAGACCTGGACGGTGAAGACCGCGCCCCCGGTGCAGCCCACCCCGCACGGCTAAGTGACCTTCGCCACCGACAACCAGACGCACGCCAACGACAACGCCAGCGGCGCCGACGCGCCGCTGGTCATTCCCTACCGGCCGCGCCGTCATTTCCTGCGCCTGCACGCCTCGCAGAAAAGGTGGATCTTCGCCTGCTGCCACCGACGCGCAGGCAAGACAGTGGCCATCGCCAATCATTTGATCAGGGCCGCCTACCTCAACCCCAGGCAGTGGCCGCCGCCGCGCTACGGCTACGTTGGCCCGTCGTTCGAACAGGCCAAAGATCTCGTCTGGTCCTACCTGAAGCAGTACACCGCGAGCATCGACGGCGTGCGCTTCCTCGAAGGCGAACTTGCAATCGTGATGCCGCACAACGGCGCGATCATCAAGCTCTACGGCGGCATGAGCGCCTACGAGAGAATGAGGGGCATGTACTTCGACGGCATCGCGTTGGACGAGTACCCCTTGCTGCAAAAGACCGTGTTCTCGACCGTCGTCCGACCGGCCCTGGCCGACTATCGGGGCTGGGCCATCGTCAGCGGAACGAGCAACGGCGACGACCACTTCAACACCCTGCGCCTGCGCGCCGAGGCCGACCCAGACCGATGGGACGTGTTCCTGATCCCCCTCTCAGAGACAGGCGAGGAGGCGCTGTCCTACGCCGAAGCCAAAGAGCTGACCCAGGACATGAGCCCCGACGAATACGCGCGCGAGATGGAATGCTCGTTCGACGCGCCGGTCGAGGGCGCCTATTACGCCGAGGCCCTCAACGCACTCGCCCTGCAGGGCCGGGTGTGCAGCGTGCCGGTCGATCTTTCGAGCCCGGTCATCACCTCATGGGACCTCGGCGTCCACGACTACACCTCGATCTGGCTGTGGCAGAACACCGGCCGCGAGGTCCACTTCGTCGACTACATGATGGGCGTCGGCAAGGACTTTAATCATTGGACCTCGGTCTTGCGCAAGAAGGCGACCGAGGGCGCCTTTCACTACCAGTGCCACCTCCTGCCACACGACATCGAGGCGCGCGAGATCTCGTCGGCCAAGAGCCGACGCGCGACGCTCGGCGAATTGATCCCGAAGGACGAGCCGATCATCACCGTGCCCCGCATCCGCAGTAAGGAGGACGGCATCAACGCTTCGCGCGCCATGCTCGGCGCGGCCTATTTCGACGAGGTCAAATGCAAGACCGGGTTGGCCATGCTGCGCGGCTACCACAAGAGCAAGATGGGCCAGCCGGTGCATGGGCCAGGACCGCACAGCCACGGCGCCGACGCCTTCCAGACCGCCGCCGTCGGCTTCCACCTCGTCACCGGCCTATCGGCCTCAATGCTCCGGCGCGGCGCCATGCGGCGGAAGATCCGAGGCATCGTGTGAACAAGCCGCCGGATGTCGACTACCTTAGCGCCAGACTGATGCTGACCGAGAGCGGGCGCGGGGAAACGAGGGAATTGGTCGTCGAGCCGTGTTTCGATGAGCCGCGAGTGGAGCTTTCCATACTCGATAAGGGCGATGAAGAGGCGAGCGTCGTCGTCAATCGGAGCCAAATCGAGTGTTTGGTTGATTTCCTCACCGCGTGGCTCGTCAGGGATCATGCTCGGCGAGCCACCACTGCGGCCGAAGCCAGTACTCCCCCTTCGACCGCTCGCTCCTGAGCCACGCGACCATTGGGGGCATGACAGGACCTATGAAATCAGGATAAGGTCGCCAGTATTCGGTCAGCTCCAAGGGACCAGCTCTCCGCCTGGTTGGTCCTCCTCGGAGCGCGATGGCCAATGGCCAACACCGACGGCGTCGAACGCATCTTCACCTTCAAGGGTGACGGCGGAACACCGAACACATACGACCCCGGCGATCCCGATACCTATCGCCAATTCATCCACGCGATGATCACCGACAGCAAGGACTACGAGAATAGCGTCCTCGCGCCCAAGCGCGACGAAGCGCAGAAATACTACTACGGCATGCTGCCGTCACTGGGCGGCCTCACCGGCTACAGCGACACGCTGATCGTCGAAGACCCCAACGCCACCTTCGAGGAGATGCTCGGCCCGACCGAAGGCCCATCGAAAAGCTCATTCATCTCCACCGACGTGCGCGACGCCATCCTGATGATGCTGCCCTCGCTGGTGCGCATCTTCGCCGCGTCCGAGAACGTCATCAGTCTCGTTCCGCGCAGCCCCCAAGATGAGGCGATGGCCGAGCAGGCGACCAATTATTGCAATTACGTTTTCTGGCAAGACAACCCCGGCTTCCTGACCTTGTATGGCGCCTTCAAGGATGCGCTGACGGTGAAGACCGGCTTCGTCAAGTGGTGGACCGACAACACCAAGGCGGTGAAGCGCAAGCAGTTCCAAAACATCAGCATGGAGCAGCTCCAGATGCTGATGTCGGAGGAGCCGACCGCAACCGTCGTGCCGGGCTCTCTGGTGCAAAATGAGCAGGGTGGCGTCGATGTCACCATCGAGGGCACCGAGAACAAGCCGATCACCCGCGTCGAGGGCGTGCCGCCGGAGGAGATGCGACTGGATCGTTATGCGCGGACCTTCGCCAAGTCCCGCCTCGTCGGCCATGAACGGATCGTCTCCATCGATGAACTGACCGCGATGGGCTACCCGCGCGACCTCGCCGCGAACTACCTGCAGACGCAGGATGTCCACAACTTCACCATGGAGGCCATGATTAGGAACCCCGGCCGGGGCATGTCGACCCGCGTCGGCGACGGCGTCCTGTACGGCGAGTGGTACATCCGCGCCGACAGCGACGGCGATGGCGTCGCCGAGCTGCGCTACATCTGCACCATGGGCGAGGACCACGCCATCGTGCGCGACGAGCCCGCCAACCGGATCAAGATCGCGCTCTTCTCCTGTGACCCCATCGCCCACACCCTGGTCGGCGACAGCATCGCCGACCTCACCATCGACATCCAGCGCATCAAGACCAACATGACGCGCGGCGTGTTGGATAGCTTGGCCGAAAGCATCAACCCGAAGACGGTCGTCAACGAGCTGGTGACCAATCTCGACGACGCGCTCAACGACGACCTGGGCGCCGTGATCAGGACCAGGGGCGACCCCTCGGCCGCCGTGCAATTCGCCTCGACCCCCTTCGTCGGCCAGCAGGCCCTGCCGGTCCTCGAATACCTCGACGCCGTGCAGCAGCGCCGCACGGGCCTCTCCGACGCCGCGCGCGGGCTCGACCCGAAGGCCCTGCAGAGCAGCACGATGATCGGCGTCGAGGCGGTCATCAACGGCCAGCAGGAAAGGACCGAACTGGTCGCGCGCGTCCTCGCCGAGACAGGCTACCGCGATTTGTTTCACGGGCTGTTCAACGAGATCGTGGAGAACGAGAACCAGTCGCGCACGCTGAAGATCAACGGCTCATGGGCTACCTACCACACGTCGATGTTCGACGCCGACATGAGCGTCGAGGTCAACCCGACGCTGGGCAAGGGCTCGGACACGGTGCGGATGATGACCCTGCAGCAGATCAAGCAGGACCAGATGATGGTCTTCCAGCAATTCGGGCCGCAGAACCCGGTCGTCGGCATCCCGGAGATGCTCAACACGATTAGCGATATGCTGGAAATCGCCAACATTAAAAACACCGGCCGCTACTTCAAGACGCCGCCGCCGCAGGTCATCCAGCAGATGCAGAGCGCGCCGAAGGAGCCCGACGCGATGACCATCGCGGCACGCGCCAACTACGAGAAGGTCAAGAGCCAGACCGCGAAGGACATCGGGACCCAGCAGTTCAACGCCCAGAAGCAGGCCCAGGACGAGGCGTTCAGAAGGGACAAGCTCGCCCAGCAGCAGGCCTACGACGACGCCAAGCTCCAGGTGCAGCAGGTCCAGCAGGCCCTCGACCATCAGGTCGACATGGCCCAGGTCGTCGTCGACATGGCCAAGGCCGCCACGCCGGAACCACAAAACGACAATGGGCCGGGAGGGGGCGCGTGATGGACATGCGGGTGTTCGTCGAGCCCGATTGGTGGAAGCGGAAGGCGCTCAAGCTCTTGGTCAAGGAGCTGGTCCGCCGCGAGCGTCGGGAGGCGGACGGTTGGGACCCCGAAGACGACGACGAGATGTTCGAGGCGACGCTCCTGGCGCTCTACCCGCTGGATGGCTTCGACGGACGCAGGCGCTTGCCCGAAGGGTAAATCCGAAGTATTTATCCAAGCAACCAGTAGTGTTGTCCACGTGACAACACCGGTTGCTGTGGCAACCGTGCGATGCTGGGCAGTCGGGAAAAGATCGAGAACCTTAGCGAGCGCCGGGAACTCGCGGCCTCCGCTAAAGCTCTATTGAACGATCAGGCGTTCGGCCACGTTTACCGGGCGCTCCGGCAGCAATGGTTCAACGAGCTGGTCGACCTGCCGCACGCGGGCCCGAAGCAGGACGAATTGGCCGCTCGCCTGCGCGCCCTCGATGTCATCCCCCTGGCTCTCGGCGCCCTCCTCGACAATTACCGCATCGACGCCCAGCGGAGCGCCCGCAATGCCTGAAGGCATCGACGAGGCCCGCGAGGCGTTCGCCCAGGAGATCCCCCAGGCCACGCGGCAGCGCGACCAGTCTGGCCGCTTCGTCTCGACCGCCAAGCCCGAACACATCTTCCAACCGCGCGAGACTGAGGGCGACGAGTTCGGCGACACGCGCGACGGCGGGCCCGACCCGCGATTGCTGGAGCATGAGAGGAGAGTTGCCGATGGCCGGTCTGAAGAAGGGGAGCCCGCTCAGAGGGCCCCGAAACGTGTTCCAGCCCCCGCCAACGACAATGACGACGCAGCCCAAGATCAGCCGCCAGAGCGCATCGGGGAAGACCCCGACGATGCCGATCCAGACGCTGAAAAACCAGACAAGGGGCCCGGCGCCGATGGGGACGAAGGCGAAGACGCCTCCCCCCGGTACAAGATCCAGGTAGACGGCGAAGAGCGCGAGGTCAGCCTCAATGAGGCGCTCAAGGGCTACCAGCGCGAGGAGACGTTCAACCACCGGATGTCGCAAATGGTCGAGGTCGCCAAGACCATCGACCAGCGCGGCGCCGAGGCCATGCACGCCCGCGACGCCTACGTCCAGCTCTGCCAGCGCCAAGAGGAAGAGTTCGCGGCGCTCATCCCCAAGGAACCCGACTGGGACCAGCTCTACCGGCAGGACCCAGCCGCCGCCCACCAGCTCGAAAGCAACTACAAGGCGGTCTACGGCACGCTGAACCAGATCCGCCAGCGGCGGGCGCAGGCGCAGCAGGAGGCCTGGAACGACAACGTCCAGCGCAGCGCGGCCTACGCGCGGGCTGAGTTCGACAAGTTCCGCAGCAAGAACAAGCTCGCCAACCAGACCGAGGTCGACAACGCCATCACCTCCATGCGGCGCACCTTGGCCGCGCACGGCTTCAGCGAGGACGAGATCGGCACGACCTACGACGAGCGGATGCTGTCGGTCGCCCTGAAAGCCGCCAAGTACGACAAGATGGTCGCCAATAAGCCTTTCCCGGTCCAGCCGGAGCGCCAAGGCGCGCTCCAACCTGGATCGGCCCCGCGCGTCGGCAATGGAGCCGCGCGCTCGATGAACGACGCCCAGAGACGGCTCGCAAGCACCGGCCGCGTCGATGACGCAGCCGTGGTGATGGCGCAGTTTCTGCGGGGTGGTCGTTAAGTACTGTCCAGTCTTAGGGCTGGAGCGCATAGTCTAGACCTTCGGGCTAGAGCCAATTGTCCGCCAACTACCGGCGGCGATCCCTCTTGCCCGAAAGGATATACCCCGTGCCCAAGGTCACGAACGCATTCACGACTTATAACGCCCAAGCAAACCGCGAAGATCTCTCCAACGCCATCTATAACATTGACCCGTTCGATACGCCGGTTATGTCGGCAATCCGGCGGCGCAATGTAAAGAACAGGATCTTCGATTGGCAGACCGAGTTCCTGCCGCTCGTTAACCTTGGCAACGCCCAACTTGAAGGGTTCGCCCTGGCTAACGGCCCGTCTCAGCCGACGATCCGCCGCAACAATGTGACCCAGATTTCGGAACGCGACGCCACCGTCTCAGGCTCGCAGGAGGAGAGCGACGCGGCGGGCAAGGGGTCGGAGATGGCCCACCAGATGGCCCTCGCCGCCAAGGTGTTGAAGTCGGACATGGAGAGCATCCTCTGCTCTCGCCAGCAACGCAACGACGGCAACGACACGGGCCCCACCGCGAGGACCACCGAGGCCTTCGCCCACTGGCTCGGCCGCGCCGTCGACAAAAACTCGACCGTCGCCGCAGCCGTCGCGCCCGGCACCGTCGTGACCGGCCTGCCGGTGGCGGCCACCGATGTCTTCGCGGCCCCCGCCGCCGGGGTGCAGGTGACCATCACCGAGGCAATGCTCGGCGACGCGATGCAGCAGGCCTACCAGAACGGCGGCTCGCCCACGATGTGGATCGTCCCGCCGGGCCCGAAGCGCACGATCTCCTCGTTCACCGGCCGCTCGACCTCGCAGGTCCTGGTCGGCAAGACCGAGGTGGTCAGCACCATCGACGTGATCGCCACCGACTTCGGCCGGGTGAAGGTCGCGCCGTCGCGCTGGCTGCAGCCCGACATCGGGCTCCTGATCGATCCCGACTATGCGGCGGTCGCGTTCTTCCGCGCCTTCAGGCAATTGTTAATGGCCAGAACCGGCGACGCCGAGACGCGCATGATCGTCTGCGAATGGGGTCTGGAAATGCGCAACCCGCTCGCCCACATTCTGTTTAACGGCATCAAGAAGTGAGCTTAAGCAAGCAGAAGCGGCGGCCTACTGGCCGCCGCCCCACGCCTTGCCAGCCTCGCCTTGCATTGCCAGGCCGCGCTTTGCTCGGCCCAGCCCTGCCCTGCCATGCCATGGCTCGCGTTGCGCGAGGCCAACCTAATGTCTGAGCGAAAGCGCGTCTACCGCGACAGCCACGGGATCAGGAGGACCTTGATCTGGGACGATGGCGATCCCGATGGTCCGTTCCACATCCTGACTGAACAGGACCTGGAGCCGATCCTCGACGCGGTGGCGCGCGACCGTGAGATCATGGCCAACAACGGGGACATGAAGTTCACGCATCATGTCCCCGCGATTATCTACGAGCGCGCCTGTCGCGAGGGGTGGGACGAAGGCGACTGGCGCAAATGGTACAACGGCGAGGGCCGCGCCTTCGCCGTCTACAACGGGCGCGTCTGATGGCCGACGAGCCGCAACGCACCCTGACCGATGCCGACTTCGCCCGCGCCGCCAAGGAGCTGAACGTGGAGGTCGCCGCGATCCGCGCCGTCGCCGAGGTCGAGGCGGCCGGGGCCGGGTTCCTGCCCGACGGCCGACCGGCGATCCTCTACGAGGCCCATGTCTTCCACAAAGAGACGGGCGGCAAGCACGCCCACGCCAAGGATCGGCGCGGCGTCGCGCTGAGTTCACCGAGCTGGAACAAGGCGCTCTACGGCGCGACCGGCGCGGCCCAGCACGCCCGCTACGAGGACGCCCGCGCGCTCGACCCCGACGCGGCCAACAAGGCCTGCAGTTGGGGCACGTTCCAGATCCTCGGCCAGAACCACCGCGTCTGCGGCTTCGATAACTCGCAGGAATTTGTCGACGCGATGTGGACCGGCGGCGCGTCCGCGCACCTCGATGCCTTCGTCGCCTTCATCAAGGCCGACCCCAAGCTCCACACCGCGCTGCGCGCCAAGCAGTGGGCGACCTTCGCGCGCGGCTACAACGGGCCCGGCTACGCGGCGAACGCCTACGACCAGAAGATGGCCAACGCCTACGCACGATGGAAGGCGAAGGGCTGATGGCCGATCCGCTCGTCGTCACCCCCAATCCGCTGCCGAAGCTCATGGACTATCCGGCGTCCTTGGGCCTGATGATTGTGGTCTTGCTGACCACCATCCTGCTCGTTGTCGCCAGCAAGTTCGATGCGACCGGCGGCACGCTCACCATCTCGCTCCTGGTCGTGCTGTCCTTCCTCGCGCTCGTCACCTTCTGCGCCCTCTTCACCATCCCCACCGACGAGATCACGTCGGGCGCCATCGGCGGGTTGGTCGCCGGGTTCGGCGCCATCGTCGCCCACTGGCTCGGCCGCAGGAAGGAGCCACCGTAATGTGCGGTTTTGGTATGGACCTGATCTTCAAGGTCGCAATCTTCATCATCGTCGTGCTGGTCATCCTCGCGCTGCTTCGGGCGGCGTTTGGAAGCTGGTTCGCCAACATCACGGCTGCGCCCTACTGGGACATCATCAGGATCGTGATCGGCGGCGTGATCGCGATCCTGATTTTGTTGTTCATTTGGAGGTTAGCGGAATGCGCCGGTCTTTTTGGCCGTTACAGCATCGCGTTGATGGGGTTGGCATGAGCGCGTCTGTCCTCCCACGGACGTGCTTTAAGGGCGGCTCTGCGTGCAAATGCAGAGCCGCCCCCGTTGCCCCGCCTCGCCGTGCGCCGCCACGCCAGGGAGTGCCTAGCCTAGCAATGCTCAGCCGTGCCTTGCGGAGGAGGGCAGCTTAATGTCCGACTTCGGTGACCTCAAGTCGCAGATCGCGGAGTGGAGCAACCGCGCCGATTGGAGTGACGCGCTCGTCACCAGTTTTGTTCGCATGGCGGAAAGCAAGCTAAATCAAGAGCTTAGGGTCGCTGAGATGATCCAGATGGACGACGGGATCATCACCTCGCGCTGCGCGCAATTGCCCGACGACTGGCTGGCGATGGACCTTGTGCGGGTCGCCAATGAGAACGGCGCCGATGGCTTCCTGCCTGCGCGCTACAAGGCCCGCGACGAGTTCTTCAATCAGCGCGATACCCATACTTGGCAATATTACACCATCATCGGCCGCACGATGTACTTCGGCGGCGAGCCCGATCCGGTCGACGGCACCGAGTACAAGCTCGCCTACTATGGCGAGGTCCCGACTTTCAGCGACACGCAGCCGAGCTGGATCTACACCAAACATCCGCAGCTCTACCTGTTCGCCTCGCTGATGCACGCCGCCCTACACGCCGTCGGCGAGGAGCAATCGGCCGCCAATTTCAAGCAGCTCGCCGAGGACATGATCCAGAAATTGAACACCGCTCACCTCGGATCGAAGGCGAGCGGCTCGCGCGTCACCACGCCCCGCCGGAGGTCGTTTGGATGACGACCTGGACGCCAACTCCTTGCGAGGGCGATCCAGGCTGGACTGAGGTCGTTCCCCCGCTCGCGCCCTGGCCCCCTGGCCCGTGCCTGGACGATGCGGGCTGGAAGGGGCTCACCGTCTGCCGCAGGCCTTATGGCGTCGGGGCCTATGGGGCGGGACCTTACGGCCGGTGCGCCATCGTCGGCGGCGGCGTCTGGGGCCAAGAGATGGTCTGCGCGCCGTTCAGCCAGCAAGCGCCGCTGCCGCCCACGCCATGGAGGCGGCATGGCTGACACGTTCACCGCCAACTACGGCTGGACGAAGCCCGATGTCGGCGCCTCAGACGACACTTGGGGCGACAAGTGGAACGTCAACCTCGATGGGATCGACGCCCAGCTCAGGACCATCGCCGACGTGCGCGGCATCGAAGAAGCGCCGATGGATCAGCAGCCCTACGCCCGCGACATGGGGGCTTGGGTCGTCATTCCGCAGATCATCCCCGACGCGCCGAACACGACGCAGCTTTTCGGCCGGTTCAATTCGACCTGGGCGCTAGTCCCGATCCAGGCCGACGCGCCGAGCGACGGTGCGACTTATGGTCGCATGAACGGCGCGTGGAACGCCGCGCTCGCCATCACGGGCGGCACGATTACCGGGAGCCTGACGGTCACCGGCATCATGACCGTGAACGGCCCGAACAGCATGGTGTTGAACGCTGCGGCGGGCAACCAGCGCGCCATCCTTGGCCAGACATCAGGGCTCACGCGGTGGCAGTTGCAGCTCGGCGATCAGACAGCCGAGGGATTGAACAACACCGGCTCGAATTTCAGCCTGTCTGCTTATGGTCTCACCGGCACGTTTCTCGGCACTTGGCTGACCATCGCGCGAGCGGACGGCGCCACGGCTTTCGCCGGTCCCGTGAACATGAACAATGGCGCAGCGGTCAACGGGACGCTCGCCCTGCAAGGACCGGGCTCGTTCTATCTTCCCGGCGGCTCGGCTGGACAGGTGCTTACGACCAACGGCTCGGCGGCTTTGTCGTGGGCCAATCCCGGCGTCGCCGAGGCGCCAAACGACGGGCAATATTACGCTCGGCGCAACCTCGCTTGGCAAGTCGCGCCTGGCGGCATGACCGACGCGCCAAACGACGGCACGGCTTACGCCCGCAAGAGCCAAGCCTGGGCGCATCTGACGCATACCGACATCACCGATTGGACGGCGACGCTCGCGCCCTACGCGCTGACGGCGGCGGTTCCGGTCGCCTCGACCACGACCCCCTTAATGAACGGGACGGCGGCGGTCGGAACAGGCACGACGTGGGCGCGGGCCGATCACGTTCATCCGACCGATACGACCAGAGCGCCGCTGGCGTCGCCAGCGTTGACCGGCCTGCCGACGGCGCCAACCGCCGCTCCAGCTACGAACACCACTCAACTTGCGACGACAGCATTTGTCGGCGCCGCGACCTCGGCTCTGCCGGTGCCGATGGGCGACAACCGCATCATCAACGGCGACATGCGGATCGACCAGCGCAACGGCGGCGCGAGCGGGACAGCGAGCGGCTATACCTGTGATCGATGGCAGTATAGTGCGACCCAGGCAGCTAGGGGAACTTGGGTTCGTGGATCGGGCAGCAGCGCCTCTGGATTTCCTTACTATTTGAATTTTACTTCATCCTCGGCATACACGCCGCTGACGGGCGATTTCTTCCTTTTTACGCAGAGGATTGAAGCCGACGTGATCAGCGATTTTTGTTGGGGGATGGCGAATGCGCAACCAGTTACGCTGAGCTTCCACGCAGCGAGTTCCTTAGCCGGGACATTTGGCGGTTCGCTGAGCAACTTCGCTGGCACGCGAAGTTATCCGTTCACTTATTCCATTCCGGCTGCAAATACCGATACGAAAATTGTCGTTACTATCCCCGGCGATACAGGCGGAACATGGGTGATGAGCGGCAATGCAGCCGCCTGCATCTTGTCCTTCGACCTTGGCACTGGCGCGACTTATCGCGGTCCTGCGAATGGTTTGTGGCAAGGAGGAAATTTTGTTGGTGCGAACGGCGCAGTCAATGTCGTCGCCACTAACGGCGCGGGTCTTAGCATAACCGGCGTCAAGCTTGAGGTCGGCAGCGTAGCAACGCCCTACAACCGGCAGTCGCTGACCAAGAGCTTGGCCGATTGCCAGAGGTATTATTGCAGTTCTAATGGCTCTCCGTTCGTTTTGGTTTATGGCGGCGCTTCTCAAAATCTCGGTACTTTCTTTTCTTACCCAGTAACTACGAGAGCATCACCAACGGTTACTATGAACCGTACTGGTGTAACTAACATTACTTCCTTCTCACCGCCAGCTGGCGGTGTTGGTGGATTTAACGATTACGGACTTCTCACAGCCACTGGCGCGGCGCAGTGGAATTCTGCTTGGACGGCGAGCGCGGAGCTTTGACCATGACCTACACGCAAGTCTGGGATCACATGAACAACAAGCCGCACGATAGCGTCATCGTCCGCGACGAGGACGGCGCGTTCATCCCGTTCGATCCCGACAACATCGACTATCAGGAATATCTCGCGTGGCTCGACGAGGGCAACGAGCCCAAGGCCGCATCGCCGCCCGCCACCACCTTGCCGGAAGTCGTTCCGGTCGAGGACCGCGTCGCCGACCTTGAGACGCGCGTCGACGCATTGGAGAGCGACAGTGGCTGAGACAACCACCCCAAACTATGGCTGGACGATGCCGGACCCCGGCGCGTCGGCCAACACCTGGGGAGCCACGCTCAACGCGACGACCCAGAAGGTCGACGCCCAGGTGTTCGTCAATCAGCAGGGGCTCGTTCCGGTTGGCGCGATCACGATGTTTGGCGGCCCGCAATCGAATATGCCGTCGAACTGGATGCTTTGCGCTGGTCAGTCACTCAACACCACGACCTATGCAACGCTGTTCGCCGTGGTTGGCTATATGTTCGGCGGTAGCGGCGCGAACTTCAGTCTGCCCAATCTAGTCGGAAGATTTCCGATGGGCATGACGAATGGAGAGGTTCTTGGCCAGACCGGCGGCGAGGCGACGCACGTCCTCACCGCCGCCGAGCTAGCGGCGCACGCGCATCCGATCACTGATGTCGCCCACTCGCATACCGCCCAGCAAAACGCGCACAGCCACGGCATCACGACCGGCAACCACGCCCACGGCATCACGACTGGGAGCCACGCGCACACCGTCCAACAATGGGGCACTGGCGGCGGCATAGCGGTGAGAGGGGATGCGCCATCCTATTTTCAACAGAACACAACAGTGGCGACCAGCACTGTTGGCAACCTCGGCGGCAACACCGACACGGCTGGCAACCTCGGCGGCAACACCGACACGCAACAGCCCGCAGTTGGGGTCAACGCCAGCGGCACCGGCCTCTCGACCACCCAGAACGCGGGCAGCGGCGCGGCGCACAACAACATGCCGCCCTATCTGCAACTCAACTTCATCATCAAATACCAATGAGTACAGACTTTCGCCCGATCCAGATCCCGCCCGGCGTCGTCGCCATGCCGACGAAGAAGATGCAGTCCTCGAACTGGGCCGAGGTCAACTTCATGCGCTGGCGCGAGCAGCAGCTCACGCCGATGGGCGGGCAGGCGCAGTTCACCAACGTCGTCGGCGGCGTCGAGAAATACGTGTTCGCCTCACGCTGCAAGATGATCCACGGCTGGTACGGCCTCGATGGCCAGTACCACATCGCCTATCTCTGCGAGACGAACCTCTACGTCGACACGGGCGGCGCGCTGACCGACATCACCCCGGCCGACGGCATCGTCCCGCCAAGCGGATTGGTGGGCGGCTTCGGCGACGGCCTCTACAATGACGACACTTACGGCACGCCGCGCTCGATCCCCGGCAGCGTCGCCATCACCAAGGTCCCCGACAGCTACTCCTTGGATAATTTCGGCTCGATCCTCTACGCGATGACGAGCGCCGACAGTCGGCTCCTGATGTGGGACCCGGCCGTCGGCGGCCCGGCGGTGGTGCAGCCAGCGGCGAGCGGTTCGACGGTGCCGCACGGGCGCTGCTTCGTCATCACGCCGGAAAGATTTGTCATGATCTTCGGCACGACCCAGGACGGCACCGCAGGCGGCGGATCGAGCCGAAGGTTTGCATGGTGCGACCAGGAGAACCCCGGCGCGTGGGACTACAGCAACGTGACCTCGCAGGCGGGCTTCCTCGACATCGAGCCCGCGAGCCCGATCATCTGCGCGCTCTCCACCAGGGTGGGCGTGATCTTCTGGACCGGCAAGAAGGTCTACACCTCTCGCTTCCTGGGGCTCCCGTACGTCTACAACGCGGTCGAGCTGGCCGACGGCACGACGCCCTGGTCGCCGCAGTCGATGACCACCACCTCGGCGCTGACGCTGTGGTTCAGCGAGCAGGGCATGTTCTCCTACGACGGCACCTCGATTGTGCCGGTGGTGTGCCCGATCCGGCCGTGGATCGACGACGACATCGACCCCATCGCGGTGCGTGAGTTGAGCTTCGCCGCGCACCTCGGCGAGTTCTCGGAATGGTGGTGGTTCTTCCCGCAGATCGGCAAGCCCACCAACACGCGCGCGGGGGTCTACAATTACAAGGAGGGCTGGTGGGGCCAGTGCAATCTTTCGCGCTCGGCGGGCATCACCAGCTCGTACACCGCGCACCCGATCTTCGCCGACGATACTGTTGCCTTTCAGCATGAGGTCGGCGCGACCTACGCCAACGACAACATGCCGGTCGTGCTGCCGTTCGCCGAGACGTTCAACCTCAACCTCACATCAGGCGCGCGGCTGATCACCGTCAAGCAGATGATCCCCGATGTCGAGGCGGTCGACGCCACCGATCCCGTCTCAATCGCCAACGCCATCGGCAGTCTGCGCTATTCGTTGTTCTATCGGAACAGCCGCAGCCTGGGCGCCCCTGAGCTGCAGTCGACGCCCCGGCCGGTGCGCTCCGACGGCTATGTGGATTTTCGCCAGACCGGCCGCGACATGCGCCTGCGCATCGATGTGGCGACCCCGGTGATCCAGCCCTTCACGCTCGGTCAGCATTTGATCGACGCCGTTCCGAGAGGAGATCGCTGATGGCTCCGCGTCCCACCGTCGCCGCTCCCCAGCCGCCGCCGGATCTGCCCTCGATGCCGGATGTGAGCGAGACGCTGACCAACTACCTGCGCACCTTCGCGCTGTGGTGCCGCAACGGTTTTCAGGACAAGTTGCCCGCGCATCAGGCGCTGCCGGGGGTTTTATTTCAGGCGGCTGACGCGCCCGCCGGAACAAACCCGCCCGTGTTCATGCTGCAGGTGTTGAGCAACGGCTCGTTTCGGATCACCCAGGTCCCGCTCGGCGGGGGCCAGCCATGAACCGCCCCGAAAAGATAGAGGCGGCCGAAGCCGCCTCCCTCGCTATGCCAAGCCGCGCCAAGCAAGGCCCAGCCCTGCGTAGCCCAGGCAGGCCGAGCCATGCCTCGCCGCCGCAATGCAGCGACACGGCATCCTACCACCGAAAATTGAGCCGTCTACTCGATAGAATGGGCGGAACGTACATCTTGTCGGACATCCTCACCGCCATCGCTGAAGGGCGGATGCAGTCGTTCGTCGAGGGCAACAGTTGGGCGATCACGAAGATTGCGGACTTTCCACGCGCGCGGCAATTGGAGCTTATCGCCTACGTCGGCGACCTCACCGATGTCGATGCGCTGCACGCCAAAATCTTGGCCTACGCCGACGAGGTCAACGCCGGGTTGCTCTCGACTTATGGGCGGCTCGGTTGGCTGCGCGAGGGCAGCTACCGCCGCCTCGGCTGGCGACTGAGGTCGAGGAACCAACTCTACGTGAAGGAACTCTAAGATGGGCAGTTCCGGCTCAACCGACCAGCAGTCGAACCAGTCGAACATCAGCCAGACGCAGCTCCCGCCGTGGGTCAATCAGGCGGCGCAGCAGAACTATGCGCTGGCTCAGAATGTCGCCGGTCGGCCGCTGCAGCAATACCAGGGCCAGCAGGTCGCCGACATCGGGCCGCAGACGCAGCAGGCGTGGAATTTGGCCGCCACGTCGGGAGGTGCGGGCGCCGATCAGTACAACGCCTCGCAGGCCGCCTACCTCACGGCGGCGGGCACGCCCGCGACCCAGGTCAATGCGCAGTCGCTCGCCAACACCAATCTCCAGCCCTACATGAACCCGTACACGCAGAGCGTCATCAATTCGACGCTGCCGTTGATGCAGCAACAAAATGCGCTCGCCCAAAACCAAGGAGCCAATCAGGCCAACTCGGCGAACGCATTCGGAGGCAGCAGGCAGGGCGTGCAGCAGGGCGTCGCGCAGGCTCAAGGCGCGCTCAACATCGGGCAAATGGCGAGCCAACTGAACCAAGCGAATTTCCAGCAAGCGCAGGCGGCGGCGACCGGCGACATCAGCCGCGACCTGTCGGCCCAGCAGGGCAACCAGCAGGCCGATCAGGCGAACATCAATTCGCTGATCCAGGCGGCGGGTGGCCTCGGCACGCTCGGCTCGCAGGCGCAGCAGAACCAACGCCAACAATTCTTGGAGCTGTCGACCGCTGGCGCGCAGCAGCAGCAGCAGGCGCAAAACCAGATCAACGCCAACATAGGACAGTTCAATCAGGCGAACGCCTACCCGACCCAGCAGTACGGCATCCTGCAGTCGGCGCTCGGCCAGACGCCCTACGGCTCGACGACGATGAGTTCCGGTACGGGGCAGCAGCAAACGACGACGACGCCATCGCTGATGTCGGATGTCACGGGCGGCTTGCAGGCGCTCGGCAGCATGGTCGGCCCGGGCGGCCCGTTCGCGGGCATTGGCAGCGCGCTCGGCGGGGCGGTCGGATTGAACACCTCAGACCGGCACCTCAAGACCGACATCACCAAGACCGGCGTCCACCAGCCGACCGGCTTGCCGATGTACAGCTACCGCTACAAAGGGGACCCCAAGTCGTACCCCAAGGTAGCCGGGCCGATGGCCGAAGACGTGATGCAGGTCGCGCCGCACGCGGTGAAGACGATGGGCGTGCATCAGCCGACCGGGCAGGCGATCCATGGCGTCGACATGAACGCGCTCAATGCAGCCGGGCCGATGAACGACAACACCCCGGCGATCCGGCCGCAGCGCATGCCGGGCGCGGGCGGCGGGTTTGTGACGCGGGCGCCGGGGCCGCTCGCAGCCAGCGCGCCGATGGGGCTGACCGGCGCAATGGGCGCGAGCATGCGGGCGCCAAAGATGCGGCCCCCAGGTCGCGTGGCGCGCGTGGCAGGAGGGTTGCGTGGCTGACAATTTCGGCCCCGGCGGCGTCTACGCCAAGATCCCGCGCATCGACAGCCATGGGCGCCAGCAGCTCCCCATGTTTCTGCGCTGGAACCCCGACCCAGTCGGCAACGACGCGAAGAACCTGTCGGGCCTCAGCCCTGATCTGCAGAAGGTCATAGCGCAAGCCAGGGCTGACAACCCAAACCTCAACTTTGTCATCGGCAACGGCAAGCGAAGCGCGGCCGATCAGGATCAGGCCAAGGCCTGGGACTGGTCGAGGGTCGGCGCCCAGGACGGCGGCGACGCGAACGTCCACATGCAGGGCAACGCCGTCGATCTGTGGGGCCTGGACAGCAACGGACGGGTGCAGTTCGACCCAGGCCAGCAGAAACAGATCAGCCAAGCGATGCTGGCCGCGTCACAAAAGCTTGGCATCGGCGTCAATTGGGGCGGCAACTTCAAAACCTTCAAGGACGCGCCGCATTTTGAACTCGGCGGCGGCGGCTCGGCGGCGTCGAGCGGCGCCCCCGAAGGCCCAACGGCTGCGAGCGGCGCTCCCGCGCCGACGACCACGTCGAGCAGCTCGGCCGCGCCCCCCGGCACGACGCTGAACTCGAACAACGTCATCGACACGCTCTCCCGCAACATCGCGCAGATCGAGAGCGGCGGCTGGAAGAACCCCTACGAGGCGCTCGGCCCGGTTGTGAAGGGCGGGCGCGGGCAAGCCATCGGCAAATATCAGGTGATGCCGGAGAACGTCCCTGGATGGACACAGGCGGCGCTCGGCCACTCGCTGACGCCGGATCAGTTCAAAGCCAGCCCGGCGGCGCAGGAGGCGGTGTTCCGCGACCAGATGCAGCGCAGCCTGCAACTCTATGGCCCCAAGGACGCGGCCTCGATCTGGTTCACCGGCAAGCCCTACAACGTCGCTGGCGGCGCGGCGAACGACCGTTACACGTCGAACGCGAACTATGTCGCGCGGGCGACGGCGGGCCTCGACGGCTCGACGTTCAAGCCCGGCCCGGCCGTGGCCGCCGCGTCAGGAGCCCCTACGGCGGCCGCCGCGTCAGGAGCCCCTACGACGGCCCCTGGAGCCACTCCGGCCACTCCAGCCGCTCCGGCCACCCCAACAGCCGGGACGACCCTGCCGGGCTTCCAGCCCGGCTCCCCGGCCAACAAGATGGCGCAGGACGCCTTAAAGAGCCTGGGCGGGGGCGGGCAGACCAACGAGCCGGAGCCGATGCGCCTGCAGCAGGCCCAACCGGCGCAGGCCATGGGCGGCCCGATGATGATGCAGCCCGGCGGCCAGAACATCCTGGGCCGCGCCCTCGCCGCCCAGGACCTCGCCCAGCGGGGCTTTTCGATGCAGCCGCAGCCCGCCTCCTACTATGGCGCGCTCGCCGCCACGAAGCCCGTGGTCCCGGCCATGATGCCCGGCCAAGCGACCGGCGTGCCAGGGATGCCGGGGACGACGCTCAATTCGCCATCGCAATTGCAGATGGCGCTGATGTCGGGGCAGATGTCGCCCTATGACATGTACGCCAACGCCGGGTACGGCGGCGGCTTCGGGAGTACGTGACCCATGGCCCAGGATCTCGCTGCGCTCACCAACACCTGGATGCTCAACCCGACGATGTTCGACCCGTCGCAGCAGTCGAACCAGTTCTCGAACTACAACGGGGCGGCCTTGCCCTGGCCGCCGACCTACGCCGGAGCCCCGGTCAACGCCGCGACCGGCAAGCCGATCCAGTCGTTCCAGAACTGGCAGGCGGCCAACCCCGCTGGCATGTCGATCAACTCGACGCCGCAACAGCCGCAAGCGCCGTCGGGCAACCCGTTCGCTGGCGTTCAGGATGTGCAGGGTCAGAACACGCCAGCCTCGCAGCAGCGGGGCGGCTTGAGCATTCCGCAGTGGCAGACGCTGTCGCCGCAGCAGAGATCCGCCGCCATGGGTCCGATAGGCCAGTATCAGGCTGGCAACGCGATGATGCCGTCAGGCGGCTTTGTCGCTTCCGGTAGCAATCCGAGCGGCAGCAATCCGCAGGCCTCGAATGCGCTGGCGTGGATGAACTCTGGCCTCCAGGGCTACAACCCGATGGGCCAGCAGCAAGGAGCGCCCCAGGGCGCGCAGCAGGCGGGCGGGGCTGGCGCTGCGCCCAACAATTGGCAGGCGGCGTTGAGTGCGCTGGCGAACCCCGGCAACCCCGTGACGCAGGGCGCGAATGTGCCGATGGTGAGCGGCTCGCAACCTAGCGGAGGCATCAATGCCGCCTTCCTCAATCAGGCGGGTCAAGGTCAGGGCATGAACACGAACTTTTTGAGCGCCCTGCGCGCGATCCAGGCGAGGCCGCAACAATGAAGAGGGCCGAACCTTGTGGGCTCGGCCCCCCCTTGCCTTGCCGGGCGATGCGCCGCCGGGCAATGCCGCGCCGAGCCCTGCGCTGCCTAGCTTTGCCGGACCCAGCACCGCCGAGCACCGCCTTGCGGAGCGCAGGGCTAACTTAAGAGAACGGAAATGGCCGGTCTAGCCGATTTGTTGTACCTGGGCGCCCCCGACCCGGCGCGGCAGCTCGCGGCGATGCTCTCTGGGCAGCAGCCGCCAGGAGCGCCGCCGCAGAACCCGAACGCGCCAGCACCGAACGCGCAGCCGGTGAGCGCCGATCCCAACGCGCCCCCGCCCAACCCAGCGCCAGGCGCTCCACCGCCGCCCAACTCGCCGCCGCAGCCGCAGGCGCTCCAGTCGACGCCCGACATGTCGGCGAGCTACCAGACGCTCGCCAACCCGCCGAACATCATGTCGCTGTACATGCAGATGCAGCAGCGCGACCGGGCGATGCAGGGGATCAATAGCGGGCTTGCGCTGATCGCCGCCAACCACAGCCCGCCCTCGATGCGCCAGTCGATCATGCAGAGCCTGACCGGCGGCGGCGAAGATGCGGGCCAGACGGTCGGCAACCTGATGAGCCTGCACACCGCGATGCAGCAGCAGGGCGCGACGCAGGATATGCTTGCCCACGCCTCCGACTACGACACGAAGCTCGGCCTGCCGCCGGGCACCTCGCGCGACATGATCCTCGCCGGTAAAGGCCCCGACCTCATCTCAAAGATGGAGCCGACCGACACGCAGCGGAACATCCAGTTCGAGCATGACCAGTTCATCAAGGGCGGCGGCTCGGAGGAGGACTGGAAAAACAACTATTTGCCGATGATAATTACGGGCGGCCTGCCGGGGATGACCGGCGACATGAAGTCAATGGCGTTCGCCCGAACGCAATGGCAGAACGATCCGGCCAACAAGGGCAGGCCAATGCCCGGCTATCTGACCGACCCGACGAAGTGGAGCCTGTACAACAAGGACCTGACCGACGCGAAAGGTCAGTTCAACGGCATGAACCAAGGCCTGGGCAAGTTCGTCGACGATCTCGCCGACGTCTCGAACTCGCCCAAACTCGACGAGATCACCGGGTCAGCGAAGGCCGTTGGCAAGGGCTGGCTCGAAGGATTGGCCCCTGGAACGGAGGCCTACAATCTGCACAGCAAGATGGAGGGGCTGGCTGGCACGGCGAAGGTCTTGTCGGCGCGCGGCGGCCCCAAGGGCGTTGGCCAGAACCTCGCAACTTTGGGTGCGAACCCTGAGGACTATACCAACTTTGGCATCGGCAATTATCGCGAGGAGGTCATCGCGCCGAAGATCAAGCTCGCGCTCACCGCCCAAGCCAACGCCTATGGCGCGGCTGGCAGGCTCTCCGACATACCCGGCTATCTCAAGCCCTACCTTGATCCGATGTATCAGTCGGGCGGCGACCTTGATCCTGGCGGCCCCATTGGGAAGTCGGTCCAGCCGAACAAGGACCTCAAGCAACTGACGGAGCAAGACAAGCTCGATTTCCAGAACGCCGTGGAACACTACGGGCCGCGCTCCGCGCTCAAGCATCTGAAGGATAAGGGCTACGACACTTCCGCCTTGGAGTGACCGATGGCAGGCGCATTCGACGACTTCGACCCCACGGGCGCGAAGCAGAAAGACCAACCCGTGGCAGCGCCGCAGCCGAAGCAGCCTGCTGGCGGCGCATTCAGCGACTTCAATCCGACGGGCGCGAAGCCCGTTGCAGCAGCACCCGCACCCGCACCCGCTGATCCCAACGCCGCTGCCGCCTCGCCCAGCGGCTGGGGCATCGACTGGAGCAACCCGTGGTACAAAGGCGGCCCGGCGCTGACGGTTCCGCAATCGGTGCAGGATTTCGGCGACATCGCTGGCAACGAAGCTATGGCGCAGAACCCCGCCAACTATGCCGCCGCCAGAGCGCGCCTCAGCCCTGAGGCGGCGACGAGCGCGGATTTCGTGGGCAACATCCTGAGCCCGACGACGCTGCTCAACGCGGTCCCCTACGTGGGGCCTGAACTCGCGGGGGGCGTGCATGAGGGGCTGAAGAGCTACGCGGCTGGGAACCCCTGGTCGACCATTACCCAGGACACTGCCGGAGGCGGCATCGCGGGCCTGCTCGGTCAGGGCGTCGCCCGCGCCGCTCCGAAAGTCCTGCCGAAGCTCACCGACGAGGGCCTCAAGGCGGGGATCACTTACGGCGCTCACAAGCTATTTGGGGGATGGGCCGGAGGCGATGTCGTTAAGGAAGGCGCGGGCCTGCTCGGCCTGTGGGCGGGGCTCGACAAGGTGGGCGAGAAGGCCGGGGAGCTGGTTCATCACGTGGCCAGCTCGGCCCCAACGCGGCAGGCGATCCAGAACCTTATTCTGGGCGGCGCGTCGTCGATGCGGCAGCAGGGCGGGCCCTGGGATCAGTGGATCCCAGGGCAGTAGCGGTTCAGTGGCACTGGGGATCGAAGTCCTCGAACGCCCGCCCCGTATGTTCGACCTTGGCCGCCTTCGCCGCGCACGCCTGTTGCCTTGCGCTACGGTCTTGTCGGTCAAGGGCTTGTACCGCGCCATCGACGTAGCCGTTCAAGGTGAGATAGACGCCACCGACGACGAGAACGCCGAGAACGCCCAGGACTTTGAGCCCCGCCTTGGATGTGACGAGGAAGAGGACGCCGAGGATGAGGATGGCGGCGCCAATGGCGATGTGCATCATTTTACCTTTCGTTCAAGCTTGATCAGGAGATCGCGCTCGCGTTTGTTGAGGGTGTGGGGGCGGCGCTGGAGCTGCGCCAGGAGCGCGGCCTCGGCTTCGGTCAGCCCCCGGTTCGCGCCGGGGACCTTGTCGGTGGGCCAGTGCGCGGTCATCATTTGCCTTCCAAAGTTTCGACGCGACCTCGGACATGACGAATGGCGTCGAAAAGGCCGCGCCATTCGTCACGGTCTGCTGTTTGATTGTTCTCGACCCGGCGCAGGATGGCGGCCATAACGCCGATATCGTCGCGCAGGCCGCGTGTTTCGCGTTGCAGCGCGATGATCTGGCGGCCGATCCATTGCAGGTCGATATTGTCAGGCAGTTCGGTCACTGCAGTTTCCCTACCAGCGGACATGATGTCTCTGGGCCATCATATAACGCGCCGCGCCCGTAGCGCCATTGTCAGTGTGGGCCAAAGATCTGCCCCTCTGGGCCAAAAGGTGCGGGACTGGCAGAAAATTACCTAAAGGGGTTCAACGGGACCTAAAATCCCGCACTTCCTCGGAGACGCCCGGTTTTCCTACAGTCCAGAGTTTCGCGTCGGAATGCGATGTGGGGGCCTGACCCCAGCAAATCTGCGGCTTTCCGAGGATAAAATCCCGCACCCAAATCCGGTGCGGGAATAAAATTCGCGCATTTGTCGCACGAACATGGTAAATCCTGGCTATCGTTTAGAACCGGGGATCATCCATAATGAAAGCCATCCTACTCGCCGGGGCGCTCGCGCTCGCTGTCGGCGCTACGCCTGCCCACGCCGCCCAGATCACCGTCGAGGATATCGGCGCGATCCTGAACCAGAGCCTCGCGCTGCCCGCCCAGGACACGCCCGGCAGCGGCATCGCGTTCTCGGAGTTTTTCGAGTTCACGCTGCCGGTCACTGAGACGGTCACCGTGTCGATGAGCGACAGCGCATCCGGCATCGGGAGGATTGTCGGCGGCGTGCTTTCGCTCAATGATTTTACTTCCAGCGCGCCTGTATCGCCCTTCCAGCCCTTGGGCGCGCTGATCGAAAGCTCGGCGCTCAACAACGTGCTTGGCGGCCAGGAGGCTACAGTATCGCCCGATGTGCTGACTGCCGGGTCTTACTTCGCGGAGCTGTCGGGTGTGAGCGGCGGCTCGCCGATCCACATCGCCGTTGACGGCACGATCACCGCGCTGTCGACGCCGGAGCCCTCGACCTGGGCGATGCTGCTGATCGGCGCGGCGGCGATGGCCTTTGCGGGCATGAGGCGCAAGAGCCCGCGCTACGCGCTCTAAAAAAAAAGGGGCCCTGCGGGGCCCCTTTTCGGTTCATGCTGGGTTGAGGATGCGGAGCGTCCACTCTGCCGCCGCGCCGCCGCCATTACTGTATTCGCCATGAGTTTCGAGCGCGGTCATTATGGCCTCGCGCTCGTCTTCGTCCATCGCATTGTTGGCGTCGAAGAATGACGCGAGCGTAGTTTCGATATTTTCGCCGCAGTCAAGGAGGAGCGGCGTTTTCAAGGTGAGGTCAAACATTGTCGTTTCCTTTCCAAAACGTCTTCACGCCGCCTTGGTCATCCTGCGCGCCGCGTTGTCGGCGAGCTGCGAGGCGTCGGCGTCGCGGGTGTAGATGCCGGGCGTCCGGTTCTCAGTCCAACCAAACCAAGCCTTCAGCTCGTCCAAGGTTGCGCCAGCCAAGGCGAACCGGCGGGCCGCCGCCTTGCGCAGGCCGTGCGCGCTGCACTCCGGCAGGCCTGCCTTGTTGCAGACTTGGCGGAACCAACCCGTGAACGTGTCGGCCGTGAGCGGGTTGCCCTTGTCGCCGACGATCCAGCAGAGGTCGCCCACGGGACCGGCGGCGAGCGCCTCGGCCAGCTCAGGCAGGATCGGGATCGTCACGGGATTGCCGGTCTTGCCCTGGCGCAGGAACAACCGTCCGTTGCGCAGGACATGCTGCTTGCCGAACTTGACGGCGTCGCCGCGCCGCTGGCCGGTCCAGAGCAGGACCGAGTAGGCGAGCCGCTCGCGCGTGCCGAGCGGGTAGAAGGCCTCGAACTTCTCCAGCTCCAGCTCGGTCCACGAATGGAAGCCGACGCGCCCGTCGCGCTTGATCAGCTCGACGGCCTTCGCGATGTTGATCGGAATATGCTTCGGCGTCGCCCAGTCGAAGAGGCAACGCAGGACCTTGACGACGGCGTTGGCCTGGGCGGTCTTGCCATTTTCGGCGGCCAGCTCTTGGAGGTCCACAACCCAGCCGCTGTCGAGGTCGCGCACGGCGTAGGAGCCGTTCTCCTTGACGACGTGGGCGAGGATGTTGCGGCGCTGCTTCTGCGTCGCGGGCTTCGTCGCGGCCCAGGCCGACGAGGACTGGAACTGATCGACGAGCCAAGCGAGCGAGCCGCTGTCCCGATGCGATAGGCCTTTGCCGGGCGCGGCGACGATCCCGGCGCCGTACCCCTTGGCGGCGGCCAGCGCGGCGTTAAATTCCGGCGAGCCAAATTCGCCGGGAATGCGGGTGCGCGGCCCATGGCCTTCGCGGTAGTACCAGACAAATTTGTCATGGCGGTTCTTCTCGCGAAGAAGCCCTTTTTCTCTACGTTTCGGCATAATATTTCCCTTACCAGCGTGCTTTTGGTTTTTCCCTCACTTCGACATCCGGTGCGGGAGATGGCGCGGGGCCATGGTTTTGCAAATAGGCGTCGTCCAATGGGATTACAATAGTCCCGCCGTCGCTGTGGTATTCTACGTGCTTCACGCCCTCCTTCCTGCAAGCGCGGATGAGACGCTGGAAGTAGACCTGCCGGGGCCCGTGGGCTTTTTTGGTCATCTGGCGGCCTCCAGGGCGGCGCGCAGCAGGATCCGGCCACGGGTGGGCTCATCTGCCGCGCCGCCGTCGAGATCGGCCCTGGCGAGGCTGGGAAGGGGGATTTCGAAATCGTTACGGTCGGGCGCGAAATCGTTACGGGGGGGCGCAACGATTAATTTGTGCAGCGCAACATGCGCCACGAAGGGGGCTTCGTGGCGGACAGAAACTCGCTTCTGTCCGAAATTGCGCGCCACGCCGCACTGTTGGGCCCACGGGTAATGCCAGACCGAATAACAGTGCGCCTCGACCGGCGTTGCAATGACGGCCAATAGAATGGCCGCCATTGCCCTTGCCGCGCCTCTCCATGCCCAGCCCGGCCTGGCCGGACCTCGCATGGCCTTGCCAGGCCCCGCCTTGGTCATCTGTGAGGCTCCTGGGGGATGCGGTAGCGCCGGGCGATCTCTGACGGCCCGCCGTCGATGGGCCGGTGCTTGCCCTCCAGGCGTTTGGTCTTGGAGATCTCGCGCACGTCGCGCCTCGTTTTCTTGTCGTGGCAGCTCAAGCACAACAGCTTGCCGTCCTCGGCGGTGAGCGGGGGGCGGTTGTCGTTGGCCGCGAGCGCGCCCTCGGCCACGCAATGATCGATTTCATAGTCGGCCCGCGTCGGGCATTCGGCGCCGCACTGCTCGCACCACTTCCGGCCGGTCATGTCGGTCGCGCGGCGCTCGATGGCGCGCTTGCTGGCCGCCGAGAACGAGATGCGGATCATGTCAAATCCTGCTCGGCGAGGTGGCAGAGAAAGTCGCACGACGGCTGGATCGGATCGCTCACCGGCTGGTCGAGCGGGACCTCGTCGATGAAGATGCGTTTGCGCTCGTTGGGGCCGTCGCCGATCTTGCAGAGCTTCGCGCCTACCTCACGCGACAGGCGCGCCAAGCGTTCGAACTCGGCCGGAAACTCGCGTCGCACCAGGGCCCAATAATTCGGCGACTGCGCCTTGACGCACGGCATGCAATTGTTGTTGCGGAAGCCCAGCGCATACAGCGGCGGCAGCGCGATGCCCGCCCGCCGAACCATGTCGAGGCAATGCTCCTTCAGGATGCCGCGCTCGATCAGCGGCGTCAGGAACACCTGCTCTGGATAAGTCTCGCGCAGCCGGTTCGCTCTCGTCACGTCGGCCGCGTCGGCGGTGTAGCCCAGGATGTGGATATCGTCTGGCCTCTGGAAGGCAATGCGCGGCGCGGCCTTCAACTCCACGGTGCAAAGCGCGCCTTGCACGCCCGCGAGATAGCGGCGCTTGGTCCACACGTCCCAAGTGTCCGCGTATTTGTCGGACTTGAGGCGCGTCACCTTGCGCCCGAACCATCGCTCGCAGTCGGCGAGAAAACGCTCGTTGTCGGGATGTTCGGCCCCCGTCTCGCAATAGACGGGCTCGGCCTCGGCCGTGAGCTTGGCGGCGACCGCCGACGCCGCGCCGCAGGAGAACCAAGCGAGCGTCCTCATGTCGTCTGCTCTTTGAGGGTTTTGATCGCCTCTCTAAGTTCCTTCAGGGAAACTTTGCCGAAGTTCGTAAGGCAAAGAAGCTCGTCGTCGCTGGCCGCGTCTACATCGCCTGCCGTGAGGAACCGGTTCGTCCGCACCCAAGCCTTGGCGTCGCTGTCCCACTTGCCGTCATTCACGATGTGCTTGGCGCGAGCGCTAACGGGGAGGTCGTTGATCCGCGTGTCGTCGGCCCACGGCTTGGGCGCACGCGGGGCGGCTGTCGCATCGCAAAGCAAGAGAGCCGCCCCGCAACGAGGACAATTCACCGGCTTCATGCCGCCAGCTCCAGCTCGCCCTGCGTCCACGTCAGCGTGTCGCTCCAGCGCGCCGCCATCGCCTCAGCCAGGCCTTTATAGGTTCGGCTCCGGTTCATGGCGCGATGTTCGGATGGCGGGAGCCGGTTCTGCCCGCTGTCGGTCTGGTTCGCCCAGCGCCGCGCCGTTTTGCCATTGGGCAGCGTGACGAGGCGGCCCTCGATCACTCTGGTGGGCAGGAGCGGCGCAAGGCCGCGCAGCCACAGGCAGGTCGCCTTTGATGCGTTGTGGCCAAATTGCCATGGCTGGACGACCTGCGTCGGCTTGCCCAGTCGGCTCTGGGTGGACAGGACGCCGACCGGGTTTTCGAGGCAGACCTTTTTTGCTTTGCAGCTCCACAGGACTTCGGCGAACTCAATCGCCGCGACGGTTTTCTCCATCCGGCCGGGCGTCCGATAGTTCCAGTGGTAGCCGGAAACAGAGAGGTAGGTGCAGGGCGGGTGGTGGATCACCAGGTCCCACAGCTCGTCGAGAAGGAGCCGCACATCGCCCTGAATGTGATGCGGGTCGCCGTCCTCGGCGGGCAGGAGGTCGCACGACCAGGCGTCATGCCCGCGCGCCCGAAACGCGCGCCGCACCACGCCGGAGAACTCGCAGGAGACGAGGACCCTCACGCCGCCCCCCTGAGCCGCTCAGGCGTGACGCCGATCAGATTAGCGATCCAGCCCAGGATGTCGGCCTTGGCGCGCTCGAACTCGGCCCGGTCCATCCGGTCGAGGCCGTGCATGCGCTGGCTGCGCGCCTTCTGCACCACCACCGTCGGGCCCCGCACCGTCACCTTGGCGAACTCATCCTCGCCCCTGGCGTAGGCGGCCACACGCGCCGCCGCCGCCCGGCTCCCGCAATCGACGACCGTCTCGCGGAACCAGCCGGTCGCGATCAATGCGCCCTTGCGCAAATGTTCGCTCGTCGGAAAAAGCTCGGCGAGCGCGTCGGGCAGGTTGTTGTGCGCCTCGGCGATCCAGGCGAACTGCTGCTGGTGGGAATGCCAGCTCCGCTCGCTGACCTCGTCGAGCCAGTAGCGTTGGCCGATCACGAAGGCCTTGTCGGCGGCCTTGGGCCGCATCGGGGTCATATTTGAGCCGTTCCAGGTGAACGCCATCATGCCGCCAGACCCGTCGCGTGCAGGTAGAGGTGGTGCTTGCGGCAAAGCCACACGACGTTGAGGGTTTGGCGCGGCTCATGAGGGGGAGAACCCCATGAGCCGCGCCCCACGCCATGCCTCGCCATGCCACGCCGGGGAATGCCGCGCCCGGCCCGGCCACGCCCTGCCGAACGCGGCCTCGCCTCGCCAAGCCAGACCACGCCGCGCCGCGCCACGCCCGGAACTTTACGCCGCCAGTCGCGGAGCCAGAGCCTGCTGCTCGGCCCACCGCGTGACGACGTACTTGCCGAACGGCCCTTTGCAGACCGGCCGGAAATCGCCCAACCCGACGCGCTTGCCCGCGTCGTCGACGATCTGCCGCAGGAGCTTCGCGTTCAAAATTGTCGTGTCGAGTTCAACCTCGAACGCGAGCTTCCAATCATCGAACATCGGCCGGTGGCAAAGGATGCGACCGCCGGTCGAGGGAATGCGAACCGGGCGCGTGTCGACCTTCCACGATTGCTCGCTGACAATCTCGACCTCGGCCGCGTCAATCGACAGGCAGGCGTACAGCAGCGACGAACGCGCCGTCGTAACTTGTTTTTTTCCAAGTTTGGTGTGCGCGCCGCCGTCGACGATGGACCGCAGCAAGTTGGGCGAGGGGATCATCGGCTTGCCGCCGACGCCGACGTAGAGCTTCGACGCCGCGATCTCCAGCGGCGTGCCACGATCCATCCCAGCCGACGAGCCCCGGTCGCCGTTGGTCGAGGCCATCGCCGCCTCGTCGGTGAACCTGTTGCAGATCAGCGGTGTGATGCCCTGAATTTCAATCGTGATGAACATTGTCGCGTTTCCTTTCGTTGCCGTTGTTAAGCCTCGCCGCGCACGGCCCCACCGAGCCGAGCCGAGCCATGCCCCGCCTTGCCTAGCCGAGCTTGAGCCCTGCCCAGCCGCGCATGGCGCTGCCGATCCAGACCCTGCCCCGCCGCGCCTAGCCATGCCGCGCATGGCGATGCCTCGCCGCGCGTAGCCGCGCTTTGCCGTGCCCGGCCCCGCCATGCGCTGCGTAGCCGCGCCGTGCCGCTCCACGCCCTGCCTCGCCCAGCCCAGCCTTGCCTTGCTATGCCGCGCCACGCCGGGGATGGCCGAGCATAGCCGTTCCAGGCATTGCCAAACCCCGCAGAGCCTTGGCCCGCCGTCCTCACGCCGCCACCGCGTAGCGGCGCGAGAGCCTTTCGACCTTCTGGTCGAGTTCCTTGATGAACTGCGCG